TCGGCTGTTATCTTCTAAAACGAGTGGGCGATAGTCGCCGAAAAAGTATAGGGTTGCTGTGTAGGTCATTGTCTGGCCTCCTGCTGAGTCGATGGATTGAAGGTTCCTGCTGGGGTTTCTATGATTGCTGTTAGCATTTCGGCTCCGTTTGGCTGATGTGAAAAACCGTTGTCGTCTTGGGGATTGTTATTTTTTCTCCGGCACGCTCGAGCGTTATCCACGTATGCACGCGAACGCCCGTTTGTCCTTTTTTTACTTGTCGTCCCAATGCTTGCCACGCGTGATAAGTGAACACGTTTTCTCGTGGGCGTATATCTTCAATCCCTCGCTCAGAAAATCCCGCGATGATTGAGGCATAATTCGACATACTCTGACTAGTACGCGCTCGGCTGAGGGCCTGCGCTGAAATTTCTTGGTTCATTGTTGCTCACCCTTACAAGCAGTTACCCGCGCCGTGATTGACACGGATTGAAACCACGCTAGTGGCAAAGTCAAGATTTCGGGTCTGCCGGTCAACGATTCCAGCTTGCTTACTTCTAAAATAATGTCATCCTGATTTTGCGTGTGCATTGCCACCGCTTCTGCATGACTAACCCAAGCATCAAAATCTTGATTTTCAAAGTCATCAACAACTTTGTTTAAAAATGATTTTAAATTGCTTTCGCCCGTTTGATTAAGTATTAACATTGTGTATCTCCTTGGTTAGGGAGGTTTCCCCCCCAGATAATTAAAAGTTGTAATCGTAAAAGCGAACGGGTTTGGTGTCCAGTTGGAACCTAGCGCCGTCTGATGATTTCCACCCTTGTTTGCCGAGGCGAATCCGAATGACATCAGATGTTTTGTCTGAATTAATAATCCATTCTTGATCGTTCTGGTTACTACAGTTGGCAGCAAAACCACCGACATGAAAATTTAATTTGACGCTGTCATCTTTTTTGTACTGCATTCTGCGAACTTCAATTGTCTTGTCGCTGACGTGGCGAATAATCTCAAAGGGGGTTATGTCGCTGTATCCAATCATGTTTGCGTAGTTCATCTCGTTTTCCTTTGTGGTTTGTTGGCATGACTAATTAGTGCATAACTACATTACAAACCCGAACCACAAAACGGGCAATTCGTATGTTTGGAAGGCTCCCTTCTGTTTTGCGAAACCCTAGGAACTGTCGGATTGTCCCGCACTAATAGAGTTAAACGCGCCCGCGAGTAGCAGATAAATGGCGGTGTGTGTTTCGATTATCAGAAGGAAGGGTTAAGTAAAGCCTAACACTTGGGTTGCATACAGTACTCGTATTGTGTAAAGTGTGGATATTCTCTTTTTGTACCGCGTGTTTCACGTGAAACAGTGGCTAAGGGAAACCGGTGCAAGTACAGCGCCGCGTCTTTACAAGTGGGCTCAATCAGCATGGCAAGACTAAGTAGAAAGCAGATAAGGGAAGGACTCGAGCAGATACCTATTGATACGGTATTGCTAGGGGTGAATAGCCCAGTAGGTAAACTGACAGCCAAGCAAAAAGAATTTGCTCGACTGGTGGCTCTGGGTGAAACAAAGTCAGGCGCGTATCGAGGGGCATACAACAGCACTGGTAAACCACATACAGTCGCCGTAACTGGGCATAAGCTCGCGTCTCGTCCTGACATACAAATGACAATAGAAGCTTATAAGCTGGCACATGAGGCAGCGAAGTACCGAACGCCCATTGCTCTGCGCGAGCTTGTAATCCATCAGCTTACTCAGCACGCTCTAAATACAGAGTGCCCACCGGCTCAGCGCATCAAAGCCCTCGAGCTTTTGGGCAAGGTGTCTGAGGTAGCAGCATTTACTGAGAGAAAAGAAACTATAGTAGTCACTCAATCTGCTGACATACGCACGAAGCTGCTGGAGTCTCTGCGCAACGTAGTAGACGTTGAAGATGTGACAGTGAAGGATGACGACGCGAGTAGTCTGCTCGATGAACTGGCAAACGGTGGCGGAAATTGTGGCGACCCATTACCCGAGACCCACCGTGCCCCTACCCCCCTAAGTGATGCTAAGGGTGACTTCTGTAGTATACATACTACTTCACACGAACAATCCCCCTTAGAATCGACCCAAATCACCCCCGAGAATAAAAAAGATGCCGAAGAAGACCCCACCCCCTCTATATGGGAAGACCCCCCCATAGGTGATGAAAATGACAGTGCCGGGGGGGATATATTTTCTGAAAATCCAGATGACGACGATGGGAATCTAAAGTAGACTTAGGGGTTTTGCTGTGGATAACGTTTGTAGGTTATTGATTTTGAACGATAAAAAAATCATCCTTTACACTGTAAAGGTTGGCAAATGAGGTTTAAAACATTTGAGCAGGCTTTAGAAGCGAACATGACATCTAGGCAGAAGGATATCTTCCTTGTAATAGACGAGTGGTGGAACCGGTTTGGGTTTGGTCCATCTATAGATGATGTAATGAGTATTACTGGGGATAAGAGTAGAGCTAATGTGCATAGGATAATGAATAAGCTATGTGAGATAGGGGTCTGCCGTAGGACGAAGGGGCGGGCTCGAAGCGTAAGGCCGATTTATCTTAAGCTGAGGAATATAGAGTGAGGCTAGATGAAATCGCTCAGGCCATAGAGAAGCTCCCTTATCACGAGCAGGAGAGGTTCTTAAAGATGCTTGCCGAGTATGAGGCTAGTATTAAGCGTGAGAAGTCTCAGAAGGACTTTATGGTCTATGTCAAAGAGATGTGGCCCGGATTTGTGGCTGGGCGGCATCATAAGGTTATGGCTCAGAAGTTCCAAGAAATCGCTGACGGAAAACTAAAGAGGCTCATTATCTGTTTGGCGCCTAGGCATACTAAGTCGGAGTTCGCTTCTTATTTATTGCCCTCTTGGTTTCTGGGCAAGTATCCCGAGAAGAAAGTCATCCAAGCCTCTAATACGGCGGAATTGGCAGTGGGATTTGGTCGTAAGGTGCGTAACCTTGTGGGCTCGGAACAATATGCCCAAGTATTTCCGAACGTTTCCTTGCGGTCGGATTCTAAGGCGGCGGGGCGTTGGTCTACCAACCACGGTGGAGAGTACTTTGCTATCGGTGTTGGCGGAACCATGACGGGTAAGGGCGCGGATCTGGCTATTATTGACGACCCACACTCGGAACAAGAAGCAAGATTAGCAGCCACAAATCCGGAAGTGTTTGATAGCGTTTTTGAGTGGTACACCTCTGGCCCTAGACAGCGACTCCAGCCTAACGGGGCTATTATAATTGTTATGACACGATGGTCCAAAAAGGACCTTGTTGGCAAAGTACTGCAAAGTATGATTGATAGGGACGGCGAGAAGTGGGAAGTCATTGAGTTTCCAGCGATAATGCCCTCCGGACAACCTTTGTGGCCTGAATTCTGGAGTTTAGACCTTTTAACGGCGCTTAAGGACGAACTACCTGTCGCTAAGTGGAACGCGCAGTACCAACAAAACCCGACATCCGAAGAGGGCGCTATCATTCGGCGGGAGTGGTGGATGCCTTGGGAGAAAGCAGACCCTCCGCACTGCGAATACATTATAATGACGCTCGATGCCGCTGCTGAAACGAACAACAGATCTGACTATACGGCGCTTTTGACTTGGGGTGTTTTCAGTGATGACGAATTGACTGGCGGAAACAGCCATATTATCCTGTTAAATGCGATCAATGTACGTGTTGAGTTCCATGAGCTTAAGGCGTTAGCCATGAGGGAGTGGGAAGAGTGGTCACCAGACTCGTTTATTGTGGAAAAAAAGTCCTCTGGAACGCCTTTGTTTCAAGAACTACGCAGAACGGGTATACCGGTACAAGAATTCACCCCCCACAGGGGCACCGGAGACAAGATAGCCCGGCTGAATGCAGTCTCAGATATTGTAAGGTCGGGAATGGTTTGGTATCCATCCGGCAAAAGATGGGCCGATGAGGTGATCGAACAGGTTGCCGCATTTCCCAACGCAGGTAATGACGATATGGTTGACTGCACGAGTATGGCGCTGGCAAGGTTCAGAAATGGCGGGTTTATACGGTTAAATACCGATGAACTAGACGAAATCACGTACCCGAGAAAAGCGGCGTACTATTAACTTAAGGATATGTCATGGCTATTGAAAAAGGTTTGTACGCAGCCCCGCAAGGGATGGAAAATATGTTGGGCGAGGATATTCCTGAGTTGGAGATCGAGATTATTGACCCTGAGATGGTAACGCTAGATGATGGGTCAGTTGAGATCACAATCATTCCGGGGGATGAAACAGGGGATGAGGATTTCGATGCTAACTTGGCGGAAAGTTTGGATAATGGGGTGCTTGCGGAGTTGTCGGGGGATTTGATCCTTGCCTATGATAACGACATCGCTTCACGCAAAGACTGGGAAGAAACCTATACCGAAGGCATTAAGCTGCTGGGCTTAAAGTATGAAGAGCGTACTGAGCCGTGGGAAGGAGCCTGCGGTGTACACCACCCGATGATTGCTGAGGCCGCAGTGCGGTTCCAAGCAGAAGCTATTATGGAGACATTCCCAGCCAGCGGTCCAGTACGCACAAAGATTATTGGTCAGAGTGACCGTAAAAAGCAAGAGGCCGCAGAAAGAGTGAAGGCGGATTTAAATTACCAGCTTACGGAAGTTATGCGTGAGTACCGGTCTGAGCACGAGAAGATGCTGTGGAACCTACCGATCGCAGGTAGCGCATTCAAAAAAGTGTATTACGATCCCACTATTGGACGGCAAGTCTCCCTGTTTATCCCAGCAGAGGACGTAGTCATCCCTTACGGGGTATCAGATATATCCATGTGTGAGCGTATCACACATCGTATGCGTAAGACTAAAAATGACATATTAAAGTTACAAGAGTCTGGGTTTTACCGTGCAGACATAGATATCGACGACACGCCCACCATACAGACTGACCCTGTTCAGAAAGCCAAAGACCGTGAGAGCGGGTTTAGCGCAACCTACGACGACCGCCCCCTGCTGCTAGAGATGCACGTCGAGCTGGATATTCCGGGCTTTGAGGATGTTGATAGCGATGGCGAACCCACGGGTATTCCCTTGCCGTATGTCGTAACCATCCTGAAAGACACGGGTGATGTGCTGGCTGTTCGCCGTAACTGGGACCCAGTACCTAAAAAGACTGAGGGCAACCGCGCAGCGCAAATAGTATACAAGCGCCCTAACCAGTACTTCGTGCATTACCAGTACGTGCCGGGTTTTGGGTCATACGGATTTGGTTTGGTGCACTTAATTGGTAACTCAGCCAAGTCAGCAACGGCTATTACACGTCAGTTGGTTGATGCAGGTACGCTATCTAACTTACCGGGTGGTTTAAAGACTCGGGGCCTACGTATTAAGGGAGATGACACACCAATTTCTCCGGGCGAGTTCCGTGATGTGGATGTGGCCTCTGGTGCGTTGCGTGACAATATCATGCCGTTGCCATACAAGGAGCCGTCACAAGCGTTGCTATCACTACTGGGTATTATCTCGGAAGAAGCGCGACGGTTCGCAGCTAGCCCAGATATGAAAGTGTCGGATATGTCGGCACAGGCCCCAGTGGGTACAACACTTGCGTTAATCGAACGTAACTTAAAGGTGATGTCGGCTGTTCAGGCACGGATGCACTTCGCCATGAAGCAGGAACTCAAACTCCTTGCGGTAATGATCCGAGACCACGCCTCTGAAAGTTATGACTACGAGCCAGAAGACGGACACATCCACGCTCGACGCGAGGACTACAGCCACGTAGAGATTATCCCTGTCAGTGATCCTAACGCCAGTACATTGGCTCAGCGGGTAGTGCAGTATCAAGCGGTGATTCAGTTGGCTCAGATGGCGCCACAGATTTACAACCTGCCTAAGCTGCATCGGCAGATGTTGGATGTCTTAAATATTAAGGACGCAGCCGAGTTAGTGCCGTTAGAGGAAGACCAGAAGCCGGTTGATCCTATCAGTGAGAACATGGACATTCTTAACGGTAAACCTGTTAAAGCCTTTATGTACCAAGATCACGAGGCACACATCCAAGTCCACATGGCGGCAATGCAGGATCCTGTGTTGATGCAAGTCATGGGTCAGAACCCACAGGCGCAGGTCTTAATGCAAGCAGCAAATGCGCATATTACCGAGCACGTTGCTTTTGCTTACAGAGATCAGATCCAACGCCAGATGGGTGTCACACTGCCTCACCCAGACACCGAGATGACCGAAGAAGTAGAAGCACAAATGTCGCGTTTGGCAGCGGAAGCAGCAGGTCAGTTGCTTGGTAAACATCAAGCAGAAGCCCAAGCTAAGAAAAACGCCGAAGCGCAACAAGATCCGATCATTCAAATGCAGCAGCAAGAAATGCAGATCAAGATGAAAGAAGTCGAGATCAAAGAGAAAAAGATGATGGCTGACGTTGCGGCAGACGCTGATAAATTGGCATTAGAGCGCGAAAAATTGCAGGCTGATATGGAGAAAGAAGGTTTACGTATTGGTTCGCAGACTGCTCAGGTTAAGGCAAAGCTGGAGTCGCAACAACAGCTAGATATGCTAAAGGCAGGGCTTAAAGCCGAAGAGATGCAGGCTCGAAACCAAGCAGAGGGAATGCGAATGGGTATTGACGTCGCCAAGACCAAAGCACAGATATCAACGCAAACGCAACAAATGCAACAAACGAAAGGAGAGTAACGAATGGACATTATTGATCTACTACGCGGCAAATATCGGGAACGTATGAATGATATTGCTGACGCTGTTTCTACCGGCACATGCCGTAGCTATGAAGAGTACCAACGTCTGTGTGGAGTAATTGAGGGCCTAGCCCATGCAGAACGCGACCTTTTGGACCTCAAAGAAACGATGGAGAAAAACGATGAGTGAGATACTTATCGCGACAAACCCAGATAATCCTCAGATTATTGGAGCAATTAACACAGAGGCTAAGGCTTCCCAGCTCCCCAAACCTTCTGGGTACCGTATGTTATGTGCTATTCCTGAAGTCGAAAAGGAGTTCGAGAGCGGTATTGCCAAAGCCGATGAGACCGTGCGTTATGAAGAAGTGCTAACCACGGTGCTGTTTGTGGTTGCAATTGGCCCTGATTGTTACGCAGATACAGAGCGATTCAGTTCAGGCCCGTGGTGTAAGGAAGGTGATTTTGTTTTAGTACGACCAAACTCGGGCTCTAGGCTAATTATTCACGGCAAAGAGTTCCGCTTGATAAACGATGATTCTGTTGAGGCTGTTGTTGAGGACCCTCGCGGCATTAGACGCAAATAAGGAGTAGACCATGCAAGAATATCAATTTCCCGATGAGAAAGACCAAACACCGTCCGAGATCGAGCTTGAGCTAGAAGGTGCAGAAGACAAGACTGAAATCGAGATTGTAGACGACACGCCTGAGAAGGACCGTGGGCGTAAACCGCTAGAAAAGGAAATAGAGGAGCCCACCGAGGAAGAGCTAAACGACTATAGCGCTAAGGTTCAAAAACGCCTTAAGGAGTTGACCCATGGCCGTCATGACGAGCGCCGCAAAGCCGAAGCCCTTACTAGAGAGAAGGTTGAGTTAGAGCGGGTGGCCAAGATTATGGCGGAGGAGAATCGTCAACTGCACGAGTATGTGAATATGGGGCAAACGGCGTATATCGACAAATCTAAGTCGTTAGCCACGCTCAACATCAACGCTGCAAAAACAAAACTTAAATCGGCACTAGAGTCTGGCGATACGGATGAAGTCATCAACGCGCAAGAAGATCTGTACCGAGCTCAGAACGAAATGACGCAAGTCAACGCGTTTAAACCGTCGAACTTGCAAAAACAGGAAAATAGGGAATATACTACCCCTGTACAGCAACCACAATCGCCGCAGTTAGACGACAAAGTTGTAAGTTGGGCGGAGAAGAACCAATGGTTCGAGAAGCCCGGGCACGAAGACATGACAGGTTTTGCCTACGGAGTGCACAATAAGTTAGTGCGTGAGTTTGGTGAGCCCTATACAAAGAGTGATGAGTACTATTACAAAATCGACGATGCTATGCGAAGGGCTTTCCCAGATCAGTTTGAGTCTAGCCCAGACCAGCCCCGCCGCGCAAAATCCGTTGTTGCTCCGGCGCAGCGCACGTCCGCCCCGAAGAAGATTCGGCTAACAGTAACGCAACAAAACGTGGCTAAGAGACTAGGTGTTCCTCTTGAGCTCTACGCAAAGAAAATGGCTGAATTGGAGAATCAAAATGGCTGAAAACCGTATACCCCGTGAATCGCAGAATCGTGAGCAAACCGCCCGTCCGAAAGCATGGGCACCCGCGTCTCTTTTACCGGAACCTGTTCGTGAAGCAGGGTACGCCTATCGCTGGATTCGAGTCTCTCTCCTCAACAACGCTGACCCACGAAACATTTCTGCTAAAACGCGGGAAGGTTGGGAAGCAGTAAGCATTGAAGAGCAGCCACAGATGAAGTTATTCATAGATCCCAATTCTCGATTCAAAGACAATATCGAGGTCGGTGGTCTCCTGTTGTGTAAGTCACCTCAAGAATTAGTCGATCAACGTAATCAATATTACGCCAACCAAAGCGAAAGACAGTCTGAAGGTGTCGATAACAACTTTATGCGTCAAAGTGATGCGCGGATGCCCTTATTTAAAGAGCGTAAGTCCACGACCAGCTTTGGCAACGGATCTTAATTTAATTGGAGTTAACAAATGGCTTATCCTACTGTTAGCGCTGCTTACGGCCTCAAGCCAATCAACCGTTTAGGTGGAACGACATTCGCAGGCGCTGTGCGCCACATCAAGATTGCGTCTGGCTTTGCATCTAATATTTTTAACGGTGATTTGGTTTCTGTTGCTGCAACCGGCGTTGTTGAAAAATTCACTGGCACCACAACGGGCTCGCCCGTAGGTGTTTTCGTTGGTTGCGCTTTTACCAACCCAACCACTAAGCAGCCATTGCCTTCGCAATATTGGCCTGCTGGCACTGTTGCTTCTGACGCTGTTGCCTATGTTGTTGATGACCCGAGCGTTTTGTTTCAGGTTGTTTCAACTGATGGCTCAAGTGATGTTGCTGCTGCTGCTCGTGCTGTTATCGGCTCTAACATGTCGCTTATTCAGGGCGCAGGCGATACAGACACTGGCAATTCAGGCGTATCAGTTCTTGGCTCGTCCACTGGTACTACTAACACACTGCCTATCCGCGTTGTTGACGTGGTTCCTGAAACCGCTACTGGCGCCGACGCGTTTGTCGAGTTGATTGTTAAGATCAACATCCACCAGTACAACAACACGACTGGCGTCTAAGGAGTAAATCATGGCTATTTCACGCGCACAACTACTGAAGGAGCTGGTCCCCGGACTAAACGCTCTGTTTGGTATGGAGTATTCAACCTACGGCGAAGAGCACAAAGAGATCTACGATACAGAGACCTCTGAGCGTTCGTTTGAAGAAGAGACAAAACTGTCAGGTTTCTCGGCTGCTCCAGTCAAGAACGAAGGCAGCGCAATCGCTTACGATAACGCCCAAGAAGCATTCACTGCTCGCTACAACCACGAAACCATTGCTTTGGGTTTCAGCTTGACGGAAGAAGCTATCGAGGACAACCTCTATGACTCGCTTTCAGCTCGCTATACCAAAGCCTTGGCTCGCGCTATGGCGTACACCAAGCAGGTCAAAGCGGCTTCAATCTTGAACAACGGCTTCAACGCTGCCTTTGCTGGCGGTGATGGGGTTGCTTTGTTCTCGACGGCTCACCCGCTTGTCGGTGGTGGCACCAACAGCAACACTTATTCAGTGGCAACAGACTTGAACGAAACGGCACTTGAAAATGCTGTTATTCAAACCGCTGCGTTTACTGATGAGCGTGGCTTGTTGATCGCTGCTCGCCTCACGAAGATGGTCGTTCCTCCTTCATTGCAGTTTGTGGCAACTCGTTTACTCGAGACCTCCCTGCGTGTTGGTACGGCTGACAACGACGTGAACGCGATTGCGAACAATGGCTCGATTCCCGGTGGCTACACAATTAACCACTACTTGACCGATCCTGATGCGTTCTTCTTTTGTACTGACGTGCCTAACGGCTTGAAGCACTTTGTTCGTACTCCTATGTCAACAGGAATGGATGGAGACTTCGAGACGGGTAACGTGAGATACAAAGCGCGGGAGCGATACAGCTTCGGTTTCAGCGACCCCCTCGGTATGTTCGGCTCTGCTGGTGCAGGCTAATTAAATCAGCCACTTAGGTGATTTAGCCCCCGTCAAAAGCGGGGGTTTTTCTTTTCCTAGACATAAATGTTTGTATCCGCGTTAACCGTAGAAAACATAAGTATTTCGAAAAGGATTACGAAAAAACATTTGGCAATCTCCGTCCATTGTGTTACTATTAACGCTTATTAAGGAGAATCAAATGTTTTATGTATACGTTTATTACGACCCACGCCCTCTCAAACTAAACCAGCCTGTGTATGTCGGTAAAGGCACTGGGGATAGAGATATATCGCATTGGTCTAAGGGCTCACACAATAAACCCTTCCAAGACTTTATATCGCATCTAAAACAACGGGGGTTTGTGTCCCCATGCCAGCGAGTGTTCGAGACTGAGATTGAGGGGGAAGCCTTCGCTAAGGAGGTGGAGCTTATTAGCCTTTACGGTAGACGTAACACCAATACAGGTACGCTGTTCAATCTAACCAACGGGGGTGAGGGTGTTTCCGGAATGCGTAAAACAACTGAGCAAAAAGCCGTTGACGGACGCTTTTCTAGGGAGCACTGGCAAGACCCAAAGTATCGCGCTAAAGTCGTAGCATCGCATCAGCAGGCTCAGGGAACTTCTGAAGCGCGAGCTACCAAGTCAAAAAACAGTAAGGCAACGTGGACTGACCCTGAAGTCCGTCAAAAGAGGGCCGAGGGCATTAAGTCTTCCCGCAACACCGAAGAATCTAAGGCAAAAACTAGTGCTCAAGCCAAGGCACAATGGGCGAACCCCGAATACGCCGCTAAGCAAAAGGCCAACAACAAGGAGATCGCAAATCGCGAAGAAGTTAAAGCCGCCAAAGCCGCCGCTACCAAAGCGATGTGGGCTGACCCAATACGGAGGGAAAAAATGCTTGAAGCGCGTCGTATTAAAAAGATTGCATCAGACGCCCCTTAGCGTTACATTAAAAGCTAACCATGGAGATTGTTATGATGTGGATACCGATTGTTTATTTATGTTTGGCTCAGCAGTGCGGCTTTATGCAGGGCCCGTCTACGTACACTAAAGCGGGATGCGAAGAGCAGCTAGTAGGTATGTCTCAGTTGATGGGTAATGACCCACGAGTAGTCACTTTTGAGGTAACTTGTATCTCAGTCCAATCTGTCTGATTTCTTGCTACGGACTTTATTGAGATCCAATCTCCAATATAGGCTATTTTTATACCCCCAAGGTATTGATGGCTCGTATAACTTGAAACCCATGGCGATTAAACTGTTCGAACTAGCGGGATTTTGTGTCGTGTCAGTTACAAGCCACTGCCAATTTAGTATACGTGACTTACGTACCCTAACCTGTATTAAGCGCTTTTGAAGGCCATGACCTTGGTAGGCCGGTAACACCCCCGCACGACACAGGTAGCCCGCGTTTGACCACTGAGCTGAGCGCGTCAGTCCAGCAAACCCCACCGGCTTATCTTCTTCTGTATACACAACCCACCAATGCCCGTGCTCAACATCCATGGGGACATCCGACGGCAGGCACTTAGATTGCAAATACATAAGCACGGTGCGGTGCTCGGGGATACGTGTGTCTGCTTGTTTGATGGTAAATTTCATGCCGTCGCTCCAGTTTGCCTGTTTTAACCTATTTTAGTTGCTTCACGGGGAAAAACAGAGTATAAATACAATAACACTGGGGAACCCCAGTCCTATAGACCGCCCCAGCGGACGATGCAGAGACTATAGGACGAAGTACTGCATATACAAGGAATTTACCATGGCTTCAACTACCTTCTCCGGCCCAGTCACCTCAACCGCTGGGTTTATCGGTACCGTTACAGGTTCTGTAACAGCAACCACTCTTTCAGCATCTGGCGTTGTTATTCTTTCAGGTTTACCTACTGCTGACCCTGCGGTTGCTGGCCAACTGTGGAACAACCTTGGCGTTTTGAACGTATCAGCAGGTTAATAGCTCTTAAAACTAGGAGTTTATTATGATGCAAACTGATGTCCTTAGCGGGCACTTAGGCCAAAGCGGGTTTATTGTTTTCAATAACCGTTCGCGGGTAAAATCAATTTCCGTCAAGGGCACAGACATCGAAGGGCAACTTGATTTATTTGCCACTCCAACTGCGCCTATAGCGGCAACATACGGACAATCCGGCAACACCATCACAATCACCAAAAGCGCTCATGGTTTAACGACCGGACAGCAAATTGGGATTGCTTATGCCCGAGGCACGGGTGGTATTGCTACATGTGGCAACCCAGTTATTACGGTAACAGGTCCAAATACATTCACGATCACTTGCCCTAATTCATTTACCATCACTACTGGTGCGGCTTGTCGGTATGTCACTACCGGAAGATGGTTGGTCACGCTTGAGTTAACCGCTCAGGACATTTACACCAACTACTTTATGATTCCCGGTGAAGGGCTACTAGCTCCCAATATGGTGTACGCAGTTATGACAAACATTAACGCGGTCACTGTATTCTATGGCTAAGAAACCTATCCTTGCCGTAGGCCGTGGTGAAAAGCTTCCTACAAAGCAAGGGGCAGGCTTAACCGCGAAAGGTAGAGCTAAGTACAACAAAGCCACCGGGTCCAACCTAAAGGCTCCTCAGCCAGAAGGTGGCCCTCGTAAAAAATCATTTTGTGCAAGAAGCGCTGGGCAAGCCAAGATGTTTCCAGAAGCCGCTAAAGACCCAAATAGTAGATTGAATGCCGCGAGGAAAAGATGGAAATGCTAACTGAACGTTGGGTGCCCGTACATGGGTACGCAGGAATGTATGAAGTCAGTGACCATGGGCGAGTTAAATCCGTGCAAAGGTATCGCCGTGGAAAATCTGGGTGCATGGTTCCTATACCAGAAAACATAATGCGCCTCCAACCTAAAAAGCGTAGCGCATGTGGTCGTACTTTGCCATACATAGAAATTAAATTAAGAGACGGTTCTGTACGTACGGTGCCTGGTAAAAGTTTCTTAGTTCATCGTCTTGTAGCTCAGGCTTTTGTTGGGGAGTTGTATGAAGGCGCTCAGGTAGACCATATTGACGGTGATTACCAGAACAACCACTACACAAATTTGCGTGTTTTATCAGCCGTAGCACATGGTCGCCTACACCCGTGTATAGTAGATAAAACACGCAATAGTGCAATTCAAATTTTATCGAAAGCAAAGTTATCAGCTATGCGTGAGTCAGGAGAAATTATAGGGCGCTACCATGTATAAAAAGCCTACACGCAAGGCGGCAAGTCTTAAACGGTGGAAGTGCTGATATGGACGACCAAATTCAAACCGCCCGTGAGTTAGCAACCCACGCCAACGACATCAAACATCTACAAAGCGATATGGATAAGATGGTGTCGGACATGGACGAGATTAAGAAGACACTGCAGTCTATTAATACCAAGATGGATAAGGTTGAAGGCGGTTGGAAAGCTCTTATGTGGATTGGTGGCGCGGTTAGTGGGGCTACGGCAATCATTGGATATGTAATCGGATACTTTAGGGGTTAATTATGAAACACGAAACAAAAGGCACTAAAAAGATGGCAATGGGTGGTATGCCTATGCGTGGTCAACCGATGCAGCAAATGCCTGCTCAAATGCCTGCTCAAATGCCTGCTCGTGGTCAGATGATGGCTAAGGGCGGTATGCCGATGGTTATGAAAGACGGCAAGAAGATGCCTGCGTTTGCGGCTGATGGTAAAGGTAAAATGGCTAAGGGTGGCGGAGTAGAGTCCAAGGGTAAGACCAAGGGCAAAACTGTTAAAATGGCCATGGGTGGTTCGGTCGGTAACGCTTCAAAACGTGCTGACGGTGTCGCGCAAAAAGGTAAAACCAAGTGTAAGACGGTGTAACCATGAAAAAATATAAAGACGGTGGTGAGATCCCCCAAGAAGCACAGAACACGCTGATGGATCGTAAAGAAGAGAAAGAGCGTCAAGCGTCTAAAGACACGGAACGCGAGGAAAACGAAGCCCCTAAAAAGTTCGTTAAAGAAAAGTTTAAGGCGCTTAAAGATATGCTCGGCATCGAGAGCAAGTCAACCGTCAAGAAAGCCAAGGGTGGTACGGTCGGTTCCGCGTCTAAACGTGCTGACGGTTGCGCTGTAAAAGGCAAAACCAAAGGGCGGTTCGTGTAATGAGATCCTCACGCGGTATGGGGGCTATCAATCCAAGCAAAATGCCCAAAGTGGGCACGCGCAAAGACGGTGATAAGTTCGACATGTACGCTGAGGGTGGTAAGACAAAGTCCCGTGTGAACGAAGCTGGCAACTACACCAAGCCCGGTATGCGTAAAGCAATGTTTGAGCGAATCAAAGCCGGAGGTAAAGGCGGTGATCCGGGGCAATGGTCAGCCAGAAAAGCTCAGTTACTCGCGCAGCAATACAAGGCTAAGGGCGGTGGGTATCGTGGTTAAAACATGTTTAAGCTGTAAATCTGAAAAGGCCCTAGATGACTTTTATAAGTTTTTCGATAAGTGGTCTAATAGGCATTACGCAAGCGCTAGATGTAAACCATGCCATCAAGAATATAAAAAAGAAAACCCAGTAGCTACAGCACGTAACCGAAAAAATGGAAAATTAAAACTTCGTTATGGGTTAACTTACGAACAGTGGGAACAGATAAGATCAAACGAAGCATATTCATGTATGATTTGTGGCATTACCGAAAGTGAGCTCGATAGAAAGCTAGATGTAGATCACTGCCACGCTAGCGGAAGAGCGCGAGGTGTTTTATGTAATGCATGTAACACTATGATTGGTCGTGCCAAAGATAACGTCGCTGTACTCCGGTCGGCGGCAGCATATCTCGAAAAAAATATTAATGGCTACAGCGGGGGTTATAAGTGAAGAAACCGCAAGAGTCCTTAAAAAAATGGGGTGAGCAGAAATGGCGCACCTCAGACGGATCTCCGTCAAAAGGAAAGAAGCGGTACTTACCCGATGCAGCATGGAAAGCGTTAAGCCCTGCGGAAAAAGCAGCTACCAATAAGGCTAAAGCTGCCGGTAACAAAAAGGGTAAGCAGTTTGTGGCACAACCCAAAAAAGTAGCAAGCAAAACTAAGGCGTACAGAAAATGACCACATCCGGCACCGCGACGTTTAATTTAGATATTGCCGACCTCGTAGAAGAGGCTTTTGAGCGCTGTGGTGCGGAGCTTCGCACGGGTTATGACTTACGTACTGCACGTCGGTCTTTAAATCTGTTAACGGTCGAGTGGGCTAATCGTGGCATTAATTTGTGGACGATCGAACAAGGTGCAGTGACACTTATTCCGGGGCAGTCTACGTATGACATCCCTGCAGATACGATTGACCTTATGGACATGGTAATCCGCACAGGCACCGGGCAAAATCAAACCGACATCAACATTAGTCGCATCGCAGAACCCACATACGCCACGATCCCCAACAAGAACGTGCAGGGTAGACCAATCCAAGTATGGATTCAGCGACTGAGGGACAACCCTAAGATTACGATATGGCCTACCCCTGACCAATCCCAGCCTTATACATTTGCGTACTGGCGGCTACGCCGTATTCAGGATGCTGGTAACAGTGGAACGCAAACGATGGACATTCCGTTTCGTTTCCTAAACTGCATGGTTGCAGGACTTGCGTATTACCTGTCGATGAAAATCGTATCGGTAGACCCCGGACGTCGCGCAGAGTTAAAGATGGACTATGAGCAACAGCTACAAATGGCTAGCGATGAGGATCGTGAGAAAGCACCACTACGGCTAGTTCCTCGTGTGTCGTATTGAGATAATTAATGCCTAATCAATTTGCTTCCGGTAAACATGCAATAGCCGAATGTGATCGGTGCGGACAGCGTTTCAAGCTAAAACAGTTAAAGGCATTGACGTTTAAACGTACTCAAACCAACATACTGGTGTGCCCGGAGTGTTGGGAGCCGCCACAACCGCAAGTATTTTTAGGTGAACGCCCAGTAAATGACCCGCAAGCCCTGCGTAACCCCCGTCCTGAGAAAGGATATATTGTTGGGGGTATAGGGTCAGATGGGGATTTGACAGGCGGTAGTCGAGTGTTTCAGTGGGGCTGGGGCCCTGTTGGTGGAAGTAGGGATGGCGGTTTAACGCCAAATAATTTAAACTTACGTATTAGCGTTGGCACTGTTACGGTGTCAGTCACTTAGGGGTTACCATGAAAGAGCAAATGAAAAACGTCGCCAAGTCCGCCGTCAAGTCCCACGAGGATAAGATGCATAAGGGCGCCAAGAAAATGGCTAAGGGCGGCAAGACAAACGAAATGATGAAGACCTATGGTCGCGGTATGGCTAAGGTGATGAACCAAAGGGGCAAGTAATGGCTAAGTTCAGTCAAAAAGTTATGGGTAAAGAAATCGGTGACGCTAAAGTTTACGCCGAGCCCCACACAATGACAGGAGGTCCTGTGGACATGAAAGCCGTTATTAGCAAAAAACCAGACCCAAACACGCTAGCCGCTAAAGATGTAACCCGCAGTACTCCTGCTATGCGCGTGAGTGTTGGTGATCCCGGTCGCAATGATGTAAAAACCTCTGGTATGCGGGTGCGTGGTACTGGTGCGGCGACTAAAGGCTTGATGGCTCGTGGTCCCATGGCATAAAGGTAGACTATGAATTACGCAGAGATCACCGCCGCAATTACTTCGTACTCGGAAAGTGATGAACAACTGTTTGTCGAGAATATTCCCACGTTCGTAAAGATTGCCGAGCAGAAGATATACAACTCTGTGCAGTTGTCATACCTACGTAAGAACGTGACGGGTAACACTAGTGCGGGTAATAAGTATTTGTCTACGCCGGGGGATTTCTTGTCGGTGTATTCTGTGGCTGTAGTAGATGAGAATGGCTCGTATGAGTATTTGCTTAACAAAGATGTTAACTTTATTCGTCAGGCTTACCCCGCGCCTTCAGATGTTGGGTTACCAAAGTATTACGCTCTTTTTGGCCCGACTACGACTAACAGCATTCCGGCGGTGCTTACAGATGAATTATCACTCATACTTGGTCCAACTCCTAACGCAGGCTATTCCGTCGAGCTTCATTACTTCTTCTACCCTGAGTCAATCGTTACTGCGGGTACAACTTGGCTTGGTGACAACTTCGATTCAGCTCTTTTCTACGGTGCTATGCGGGAAGCCGCAATCTTCCAACGACAAGAAGCAGACGTAGTGGCTAACTATGAAGCAAAGTACAATGAAGCCATGTCGCTTCTGAAGCAATTGGGCGATGGCAAAGAGAGACAAGATGCATATAGAAGCGGTCAAGTCCGCCTACCGGTGAGATAACATGGCATTTACGGGAAACTTCGCGTGTGACAGCTTTAAGACCGCCCTCTTAAATGGGGATGTGGATTTTGGTTCTGACACTTTTAAGATCGCGCTGTACACTAATGACGCGGCGCTCAACCAAACGACAGCAGCCTACACAACAGATGGCGAAGTAGTGAGTGCTGGGTACACCGCAGGTGGTGAGTTGCTTGTGGCTTCGGTTAACGCGCTGGACGGCGTTTCTTATGTATCGTTTGCAAATGTTTCATGGTCTGGGGCTATTACAGCTCGCGGCGCTTTGATTTATAAAGATGGTGGGACAGCAGTATGTGTCTTAGATTTTGGTGCAGATAAAACTTCGACCACTACATTCACGGTTGAGTTTCCTGCTGATACAAATACTTCGGCGATTCTGCGCCTCAATTAAGGAGTTAGTTATGAGTACGTTAGAACAATCAAGTGCTGGTGATGGCGTGTCGAGTGCAGTGATTATGGGCACTAAGTCAGACAACAGCGCTAAATTAGGCGGTGTATTTCATGTTCAATGCCATGACGCACAGGGTAACATCAAGTGGGAAGCCTCAAAGCATAATCTAGTGGTCAATGTTGGCTTACAAGATATGAACGCCAAGTACTTTTTGGGTTCAAGTTACACAGCGACTTGGTACTTAGGTATTTACGGTGCCGCCGCAAGTAACGATCCTGCCGCAGGTGACACAGCCGCCTCTCATGCAGGTTGGACTGAGGTTACTGCATATAGTAATGCTACGCGCCCTGTGTGCTCGTTTGGTACAGCGACCACAGCCAACCCATCGGTTATTACAAACTCATCATCTCCAGCGGCATTTGCTATGAACGGCACGGTTACAGTAGGTGGCGCGTTCTTAATTAGCAATAACACTAAAGGTGGCACGGCAGGTGTGTTGTTTTCTGCGGCGGATTTTCAGTCTCCCGGGGATCGTGCGGTAGTTAACGGTGATACTTTGACCGCCACTTATACGTTTAGCGCTACTGCGACATAAGGACAAATCATGGCTACGATGTTTAAAAAAGGCGAGCTTGTTCAAGTCAAAGCGGTTAACCCAGAAGGTAATGTACAGGCTTTGCGTATGCTAGATGACGGTACGGTGCAGTGCATGCTGACATGGGTTGACGCAAGTGGTAAAGAACAATCTCGTTGGTTTGACGAAACTGATTTACAGGCCGTTTAAACATGCTTGGGCTATCCTCGTTTTCGGGAGCCCCATTTAGCGCCTTTGCAGGAGGTGTTATCTATAGTGTGTCGGTCAGTGAGTCGGCGTCAGTTGTTGATAGCGTATTAGCCCGCCAAACGTTTAATAGCGTGGTGTCAGAAAGCGGTTCTTGTATAGACTCCATATCGACGATTGCGAACTTTAAAACGCTTACCACAGATGGTGTGTCAGGGCTTGATACAGTGGTTAGCTCTCAAGCGTTTATATCAGCGGTAGCAGAAAGTGCGTCTTATCAGGATGCCACAGTTGGGTTTAAGATCGTACCGACAAGTGTTTCCGAAAGCGTTAGTGTATTAGATGCGACGGTTGGGTTTATTGAGTTCCCTGTAGCGGTGAGTGAAACAGCATCTGGGGTAGACCAGACACAAGTTACTCAGGTGTTTGATGCGCGTGTAGTGAACGACGCGGATATAGTGGGCACGGCTGAAGCAAAGTTTGCGTTTAATGCATTTGTAGAAGAGCTAGTTAACGTTGATGATAGTGTTTCTTCCCAGACATTAGTTAATGTGTCAGTTAGTGAAAATGCCCAAGCTCAAGATTTAAGCATTGCTAGTGCAAATTTCAAAGCGTTCATTGCACAAAGCCTGTCGGTAAACGATAATGTACGAACCAATACTCAGGTTAATGTTTCCGTTGCTGAAAGCGCGAGCATAACGGATGAGTCACTCAGTCGGTTGTTGTGGGAAGTCATTAATACTGAGCAGGTGGCCTCGGACTGGCAAAATGTAAACAGCGCTAAAGACACAGCTTGGGCTAATGAAAACACAGCCGTTGACGCGGACTGGCAAGACGTTATTACGTTATAGGAAATAAATCATGGCATTAGTTCTTGCAGACCGCGTAAGGGAAACAACTACAACGACTGGGGTAAACGACATATCCTTAAGCGGTGCAGTTGTTGGGTACCAATCTTTCGCAGTAATCGGCGATACTAACACAACGTATTACTGCTTGGCGGCGCAGTCAAACGATCAATGGGAAGTAGGTGTTGGTACTTACAACTCAGGTACAAATACATTAGCACGTACAACAGTCCTCTCTAATAGCGAGGGTACTCAGCCTACCAAGATTAACTTTCTAGGTAGCACTAAAGATATATTTGTCACTTACCCAGAAGATAAAGCGGTCTATTTAGATGGTTCAGGTAATGTTATCCCGCTTGGCACAATTAGCTCTGCTGTATGGAATGGCTCAACTATTGGTGTAGCGTATGGCGGCACAGGTGCTTCCAATGCAACCGATGCCCGCACTAACTTAGGCCTAGGCACAATTGCCACTCAAAACGCTAATAGCGTTGCTATCACCGGCGGTTCAGTAGACGGCACAACAGTGGGCGCAACAGCAGCAAGCACGGGTTCGTTTACCAATTTTGTAGCAAGTGGCACTGCAACTTTTACATCAAATGAAGCAGTAAAAATACCTGTAGGTACTACAGCACAACGTCCCGCTATACCTGCGGCAGGAATGATGCGTCAGAACAGCACTACCGGACTACCAGAGTGGTATTCAGCAACTGCTGGCATCTGGATTGCGTTTAACAGTACGCCTTCTTACTCTATTACTTATCTAGCTATTGCGGGTGGCGGCGGCGGAAGTTTTGGTAATGGCGGGGGTGGCGGAGCAGGAGGAATTCTTTCTGCTACGGGCGTAACTGTAAATGCTGGAACTTCATTACCTGTTGTTGTCGGTGCTGGTGGTAGTGCTGGCGTAAATGGTGTTAATCCAACTGCTGGTGCAAATTCTACTTTTAATTCTCTTACAGCAATTGGCGGTGGTCAAGCTGGACAAGGAAACGGCGCAACAGGCTCTGGCGGGTGTGGTGGTGGTGCTAACGGACAAAATTCTGTGTTTGTTGCTGGCGGTGCAGGAACTGGTGGGCAAGGTTTTGCTGGTGGTGGTAATGCTACTAGCGCAAAATTTGGAGGCGGTGGTGGTGGCGGGACAAGTGCTGTTGGAGCGACCGGAACTACAGGCGCATCGGGTGCAGGTGGTGCAGGAACTTCAAACTCAATATCAGGTTCAGCCGTAACTTATGGTGGTGGTGGTGGTGGCGGTCGTACAGCATCAGCAGCTACAGCAGGAGCTGGCGGAGTTGGCGGTGGCGGAGCAGGCGGGGGCTCGGATGTCGTTGGGGCGTCTGGAACTGCTAATTTAGGTGGCGGCGGAGGCGGCGGTGGCTATGGCGCATCAAATCAAAACGGTGGCGCAGGCGGTTCTGGCGTAGTAATTATTAGTTACTCCGGTTCACAACGTGGAACAGGCGGCACAGTTACTTCTTCTGGTGGGAATACAATCCACACATTCACAACTAGCGGTACATATACAGCTTAAACGGGGTTAATCATGGGTCATTTTGCAAAAATAGCAGACGGTAAGGTGGTTTCGGTCATTGTTGCCGAGCCTGAGTTTTTTGATACGTTTGTAGATTCATCTCCGGGTCAATGGATTCAAACCAGCTACAACACCCGTGGTGGGGTTCATTACAACCCAGAAACAGGTGAGCCTTCAGCAGACCAATCGAAAGCATTGCGTGGTAATTACGCAGGGGTCAGTAGTACATATGACGCAACAAACGACGTGTTCTATCCTCCACAACCATACCCATCATGGACGCTTGATTCAAGCTGGTCATGGCAATCGCCTGTACCCTACCCAGACGATGGCAAACAATACGGGTGGGATGAAAGTGTAGTCAATTGGGTAGAAGTACAAATAGAACAACCATAAGCGTTATTTAATACATTACATTAAGAATGTTCTAAAATTTGATTTAGATTAACTAACTAGCAAAAGTGACATGAACGTACAAGACACCATCGACAACGCTAACGGCGTAGCGTATTTCCCTTCGGGGACGTATAGACTGACTGCGCCTGTCATGGTGCGTAAAGGCGTCACAATCAAGGGCGATCCACCAATCGTTAAAGACGGCGCCCCCGCTGGCGGTACATGGTTTCATATAGACCACGGCGGTGTAGGCTTTGACCTAAACAACTCACAGGGCTATTACAGCGATGTGCAGATGCAAGGCTTTGGGACTTACCGAAACCAACCAGAGCCCACAGCGGGCTGGCAGCCGTACAACAACGACTACGACATCTCTATTTTCGGTCTGACTGACATCAGCATCAACAACCTAACCCTGCTCAACCCAACACGGGGTATCAGACAGTCTGGTGGTGGTGGGCGCATTAACATCGACAATATCCGCTTGCAGGCGCTGACCCAAGGTATCCTGATTGACGAGGCGTATGATGTGTGCCGGATTAGCAACATTCACAACTGGGTGTTCTGGAAAGATCAAGAGGATGTCCACAAGTGGATGCTGGGCAACATGAGGGGTATTAGTCTGGGTAGGTGCGACAACCCCATGCTCGTTAACATTTTTACCATTTTTGCTCAAGCAGGGCTGCACTTCTACCAAAACGCCCACGGCTGTACATCCAAGATTCACTTAGCCAACGCTGACTTTGACGCAGGAATCAATGGTATTTGGGTTGACCCCTCAGTGACCAACGGCGTTTCCGGTCAGTTTGCCAACATCACGCACCAAGGCTATAACGGCTCAGACAGCTCAATCGGGCTGCTGGTCGCTGGGACAAGCTCAAATCTGTCGTTCTCGTCTATTAAGACGATGTTCTGTGGGGCAAATGGCCTGCGCGTAGACGGTTCTGGTAATAGGATTAATATTGGGGACGCGTCGGTGCTGTACTACGACCAAGGACGCAAAGGCTTTCCTGCGGTAGAAGTCGCCACAAACAACATCCTGACGTTTAGTCAGACACCTTTTATCGTAACAAACGCAATCGGTCCGCAATATGGCGGCGGTGGAGAAGTCCGCGTTGCTGTATCGGAAAAGGTAAATTAACCCTAAAATGTATGTATATACTTAATTAAGGACGCAAAATGCCCTCAACCTATAGCCCATCGCTCAGGATTGAACTAATCGCTTCTGGTAGCCAGTCCGGTACTTGGGGCGTGACGACTAACAACAACCTTGGGTCTCTAATTGAACAGGCGATTGCTGGTGTTACTACCGTTGATGTTACCGCTGCAGATGTTACGCTGACCTCGTTTAACGGCACCGCTGACCAAGCGCGAAGTGCTGTCCTTATTGTCAATGGCTCGAACGTCGTCACGCGCAACGTTATTATTCCAAATGACACCAAAGTATATGTTGTAACAAACAGTACCAGTCAGATTGTCGGGATCAAAACTTCAGGCGGCACAGCCTTTAACTGCCCAGCAGGTACACAGACAACGCTTTATTGCAACGGCGACAACGGCGTGTTTGGAGCGGCGGTATCTTCTACGTACAACACATTTGTAGACCCCACGGTAACAGGTGGAACATTTACAGCCCCCTCACTGAGTAACCCCACGGTAACAGGTGGAACATTTACAGCCCCCTCACTGAGTAACCCCACGGTAACAGGTGGAACATTTACAACACCCTCACTGAGTAACCCCACGGTAACGACTGGAACATTTGCAGGGGGAACATTTACAACACCCTCACTGGGTAATCCCCTTATTACGGGTATCCGTGAGACCACGACCGTATCGGCAACCGCTGCGACAGGTACAATTAACTTTGACACGCTAACCCAAGCCGTTCTGTACTACACCACAAACGCCGCTGCGAATTGGACGGTAAATGTGCGGGGTAGTAGCGGGGAAACCCTAAACAGCATTATGAGCATAGGCCAGTCAATTAGCATCACGTTCATGGTGCCTCAGGGCGCTACGGCGTACTACAACAATGCGTTTACGGTAGACGGCGCTTCGGTGACTCCCAAGTGGCAAGGCGGTACAGCCCCTACGTCGGGCAACGTGAGCGGTATTGATGTGTATACCTACGCTATTGTTAAAACAGCTGATGCAACGTTTACTGTGTTCGCCTCACAAACCAAGTTCGCATAAAGGTCAACTATGCCTCGTCTATCTAGAATCGGAGCGGCTGCGGCAGGAGCATTTGGCTTCACTGCCCTGACTAATTACGACATCGAGTACTTAATTGTTGCAGGTGGTGGTGGGGGCTCTAACGGTGGTGGCGGTGCGGGTGGACTGCTTACGTCTACTGTAGAGATCCGTAGGGGCGTTGCTTTTACAGTCACGGTTGGCTCCGGCGGCGGTTCGTTTACGCAGGGTGGTACATCATCAATATCAACTATTGCTACGGCGATAGGTGGCGGCCGGGCCGGTGCTTGGACTTCTAACAGTGATTCCTCAAATGGAGGATCAGGCGGTTCTGGTGGTGGCGGTGGTGGCAGGTTTAGCGCAAACACATCACCGGGCGGTTCGGGCACGGCGGGTCAAGGAAATAACGGCGGTTTTGGATACTCAGTTCCATCACCCAGCACTGCGGGTGGCGGTGGTGGCGGTGGAAAAGGTGGTGCTGGTGCGAACGGTAACAACCCATACGGTAATGGCGGTATAGGTATTGTTAACCCCATTGCAGGATCAACCATTGGTCAATTGGTCAGCGGTCAGTATTGGATTGCTGGCGGTGGTGGTGGTGGCAATAACGATGGTTTTGGGGGTGGCGGAGCTGGAGTAGCAGGGCAGGGTGGTGGTGGTCGTGGTCAAGGAGCGTTGTCTGCTACTGCAGGACAAGCAAATACTGGCGGCGGTGGTGGTGGTGGAAGTCAGTCTAGCTCAGGTCTTAGCGGCGGCTCAGGTGTTGTTATTATCCGCTACGAAGGCGCACAACGTGCAACTGGCGGTACTGTGACCTCATCCGGTGGCTCTACCATACATACCTTTACCTCTAGCGGCACGTTCACATCTTAATAAGGAACGCTATGATTCTCCCACTATTAGCTCCAATTTTAGCCACACTTGCCTCTAACGGGCTGGGTATGGTGGCAGACGCTGTTATGAAAAAAGGAAAAGAGTATGTTGAGGATAAACTTGGCATTGACCTATCTGAAGAACCAACTCCAGAGGTTTTGGCAAACTGGCAAGAGGCTGCTCGCTCGCATGAGAAAGAACTAATCGCTATGGTGTTTGCTGACCGTGCCAATGCTCGGGCTATGCAGGTAGCGGCCTTGGGCCAAAACGACTTATTTGCTAAACGGTTTATCTACTACTTCGCTACCTTTTGGTCTATTTCGGCTGCGTTATACATTGCGTTTATTACGTTTGGTGATATCCCCGAAGCTAATGTGCGTTTTGCTGACACTATACTAGGGTTCCTGCTCGGTACTATTGTTGCTACCATTGTCCAGTTCTTCTTCGGTTCATCCGATGGTAGTAAGCAAAAATACGGGACGTTGGAGGCAATGGCAGGGGGAAAGAAATGATCGAAGCTTCCGTTCTCAGAACACTAGGTGTCTCATCAGACAACATAGATAAGTACCTGCCGTGGCTAAACATGACCATGCTAAAGTACAACATCGAGACCCCAGTACGCCAAGCGATGTTTTTGTCTCAACTTGCCCATGAGTCAGCTAATTTTAAACTCGTCTCTGAGAACCTGAACTACTCGGTCAATGGCCTACGATCCGTCTTTGCTAAGTACTTCCCCACTGACGATCTAGCTGCTGAGTACGCCAGAAAGCCTGAAAAGATTGCAAACCGAGTGTACGCAAACCGCATGGGTAATGGCGATGAGGCTTCTGGTGATGGGTGGAAGTACCGTGGGCGAGGTCTGATTCAACTCACTGGCAAGGACAACTACACCGCTTTCTCGCTGGCTGCAGATAATAACGCCCTACTAGAACCGGAACTGGTATCAGAGCCTGAGTTAGCTGTACAAAGCGCTGGTTGGTTCTGGGACACAAACGGGCTTAATGCACTTGCTGACACGGGTGATGTAAAGGTAGTTACGAAACGGATCAATGGCGGTTACAATGGCCTTGCGGACAGAGAAGCCAAGTTCGGTAAACTAATGATTATTTTAGGCGACGCTTAATTATGGCAGTCACAAAAATCACCTTAACACCCGGACTCTACCGAGAAGGCACAACATACAGTGCTGAAGGCCGTTGGTATGACGGTGATAAGATTCGGTTTCGTTCGGGTAAACCCGAGAAGATCGGTGGTTGGGTGCGACTGTCTAACAGCACGTTTCTAGGTAATGCGCGCGCGTTATATAACTGGGGAACCTTAGCGGGTAAAAACCTACTGGGCGTGGGCACTAACCTGAAATACTACATCGAGGACGGTGGCGACTACAACGACATCACACCCATACGCCAGACTGTAGACCCCATGTTAGGACCGAATCCACCGGGCACTGGCGACCCCTTTGCTACAGCATTTAACACACTAGCCTCAGACATAACCGCTGCTCAACAAACGGTGCCACTGACAAGTGCTGCGTCTTTCCCAACTACAGGGGGAGTAATACTTATTGGTACTGAGCAGATGGCGTACTCCAGCATCACCACAAATACCTTAAACGGTGTGACTCGCGGGATTAACGGCACCACAGCCGCTGCTCATACGACTGGTGCCGATGTCTCTTGCTCTACACTAACCGTAACCGACAACAACCACGGCGCGGTACAAAGCGATTTCGTCACTTATGCGGATGTAACAGGGCCTTTCGGTGGGTTCGCTGCTGCAGATATAAATGGTGAGCAGCAAGTGTATGGTGTTATCAGCGTCACGCAGTATACCGTGAATATATCGAGTGTTTTTTCAACCTCTGCTACCGCAGGGGGAGGCGCTGTCGCCATCGCTGCCTACCAAGTCAACACGGGATTAGATGTATACGTAGACGGCTTGGGTTGGGGAGCAGATCCTTGGGGTGCAGGTGGCTGGGGTGATCCCGGTGGGGTAGGCGTTGGACAGCAACTGAGGTTATGGACGGCGGACAATTTCGGTGAGGACTTGTTCTTTGCACCTAGAGAAGGGGAAGTCTACTATTGGGATGCCACTTTAGGTACAACCGTTCGCGGGGTTTCCTTGGCTTCTGCGTCCACTGCGCTCGGGCTTCAGGGGCAGTTTGTACCGAATAAGACCAACAAGGTAGTCTCCGCACCAATTCAGCGTTTTATTATTTGTATGGGGGCAAACCCTTACGACCCGACCGATGCCAATAGCGCGTTTGATCCTATGCTGGTGCGCTGGTCAGACCAAGACAACCCCTTTCAGTGGGAACCGGCTATTACAAACCAGTCGGGTGAGTTCAGATTAACTGATGGCTCTTTTATTGTGACCGCTGCTAGCGCTCGCCAAGAGATTCTAATCTGGACTGAGTCTGCGCTTTACTCGATGCAGTATATCGGCGCACCGCTCGTGTATCGGTTTGAGATAATGATTGATAATATCTCGATCATGTCGCCCAACGCGGTTACTACTGCTAATAACGTCACGTACTGGATGGGTCGAGATAAGTTCTATACCTATAATGGTCGGGTAGATACATTACCTTGTGACGTGCGCCAGTACATATTTTCTGATCTGAACAAAGACCAGTCATACCAGATATTTGGTGGCACGAACGAAGCCTATAACGAAGTGTGGTGGTTTTACTGTTCGGGTACGTCTACGGTCATAGACCGGTATGTCGTGTTTAATTATCTGGGCGGTGTATGGTATTACGGTCAACTGAACCGCACAGCGTGGTTAGACTCTGCCTTACGTGAAAGCCCTATGGCGGCTGATTACAATAAACGTATATTGTTCCATGAAGTTGATAACGACGATGGTTCTGGGCTAAGTCCTGTACCGATTACAGCGTATGTGCAGTCTGCTGATTTTGATATCGGAGATGGTGATAGTTTTGGGTTTGTTAAACGCATACTGCCAGATGTGAACTTTAATGGCTCTACTGCTGATAAGCCGTCACTGACTATGCAGGTAAAACCTAGACGCAACTCTGGCGACCCGTATGGCACCGCAGATAACCCCAACGTACTAAGTGCTGACGATTACAGAACCACCCGTGTATATACAATTCAAGCGTATGAGGGGCAAGTTTATACCCGTCTGAGAGGCCGTCAAATGGCGTTGCGTTTAGAATCTACCGACTTAGGTGTTGCGTGGCAGTCTGGTGACATAAGAGTCGATATTAAACCTGACGGCGGCCGCTGACATGTATAGAGTGAGCGCCACTGCTGCTCCCAGCTTGCCGCTTATGCGGCGGGACTATGACCCTAATCAGCTAGAGCAGGTGCATAACTCGCTGCGTCTATACTTTAACCAGATAGATAACCTCAGCCGTCAGTTGGTACAGATTCTGCAGCAGTACTACGGGGAGTTCAGTAAAACAACCGATCAAAGTCCAGTAACAATAAACACTGAGGCGTTGCTGACTTTTGATGTCACTAGGACAAGTAATGGGGTAATCATTGGTACACCAACTTCACGCATCGTTGTGCCAGCATCGGGGTTTTATCAGTTTTCTGCAACCATGCAAATCAGTAGTGGCGACTCATCAACAAAAAATATGTGGGTTTGGTTCAAAAAGAACGGCACAGCCATACCAGATTCTGCTCGAATAGTGACAAGCGACATCAATAATGGTTACACAACCCTAGCTTTGGTTGAATCGGTCTCGCTTAATGCCAATGATTATGTTGAAATGGCATTTGCGGCTGACAGCACTAATATAAAATTAGACTCAGTGGCAGCGACCGCTTTTGCGCCTGTTGCGCCAGCAATAGTATTACAAGTTACGCAAGTACAACAATAGACTATGAGCACCTAAAATGTTACGATCGAATAACCTCTCACCCTCGGGGCAACAATGAGTATTCTAAATGCAACCCAATTAGTTCAGGCTCAGGGCAGGGGCAATGACACCCAACTGATTCACGTCACGCCCAGCGAAGTCCAAGCCTTACAAGGTATCGCCCAATTACATGGCGGTTCGCTCACGCGTAACCCACAGACGGGTCTGCCTGAAGCTGGGTTCTTAGAGAATATTCTACCCACTATTGTTGGTATCGGCGTTGGTTTTGCCACAGCTAACCCTATGCTCGGCGCAGCCGCTGCAGGTGCTTTAGGTTACGGCACAAGCGGTAGTTTAGAGAAAGGTCTTATAGCGGGTCTCGGTGCATTCGGTGGTGCTAGTGCTCTCGGTAGCTTAGCTGGTGTTGGCGCGGCTGGTGCTGCCGGTACGGGTGCTGTTGGTGCTGCTGGTGCTGCTGGTGCTGGAACGGCGGGTACGGCGGCAACTACGAGTATCGGTGCAGGGGCAGGGTTTGGCGGCTCAGCACTCCCTGCAGCGTCTTCTGCGGGTATTCCTACTATGACATCGGCTGGCGCCTTGACTGATACCGGAGCGGCGATGTTTATGGGTGGTCCCGGTGGAGCTGCGCCTGCTCTGTCTAGCTCTGGGTTATCTGCGCTCTCATTAGGGGATAAAGTTTCTGCCCTAGGTCAAGGGTTTGCTGGCATGGGAACAGACTTCATGGGCGGGATTAATGCGATGGGTAAGGGAAACCTTCTTATGGCAGGTGCTCCGTTGTTGGGTGCGTTAAACCAGAATGCTGACATAAACACTCAGCCAGAGCAGGAGTCCTACATACGCCCTCAGGCTTACGACCCAGCAACACAACGATACACGTCACTCGAGCCTATTAAATCATCAGAGTTCGGCACACAATCATTTGCAGACTATCGCAAGTCACAGGGCTATCAAGAGGGCGGGGAAGTTCAACAACGCTATACACAGCCTGTACGTACAGTAGACCCAGCGGTTACTGAGTACAACCAAATGCTTATGAATCAAGCGCGTCAGGAGTATGTGCAACAACAGCCCATGACGAATGTACCGCAACTAACCCCATCGCTTATGGCTCCTCCACGGCCTGAAATCATCGCAGCCCCGGCTGAAGTTAACACCTCTAGGAAATTTGCATACGACCCCAACACCCAACAGTTCTCGAATAACCCGGACTATATAGACCCTGAAGAAGAGAAAAAGCGTCTAGCACGAGAGTCTCGGTCATACGGTGGTGGATACTATGGCGAGCAAGACAACGTCGGATCGGGGGGAAGTGACGCTCCCGGTAACCCTACTGGTGAATCGATGGGCGGTGACGACGCGTCAGAAGCCAACACCGCAGCAGGTGGGCGCATCCAAAAGAAATACGCGCAAGGTGGTATTGCCTCTGCGGGGCAGGTGCCTAAGTTCCAAGCCGGTGGTGACATGGCAGACGATGCGTTTGTTGTGCCAGCCGATGTGGTTAGCGCTTTAGGTAACGGCAGCACCGATGCAGGTGTTAGGTTACTCAATCAATACCTAGGGCAAGCGATGCCTATTGAGGGCGAAGGTGATGGTCTAAGTGATGATGTCCCCGCTACAATTGAAGGCTCACAACCTGCTCGTGTGGCTGATGGCGAAGTATATGTGCCGCCCGAGATTGTTGCTCAATTAGGTAACGGAGATCCAGAGCGTGGGGCTGCTATGCTATATGTCATGATGGATAAAATCCGAGAAGCTGCACACGGTAAAAGCGATCAGCAAGCTGAAGTAAGCCCTGAGCAGGTAATGCCTGTATGAAAATACAGCACGTCGATATAAAGTATGTCAATCAGCTTTGGCCCATTATTTCTAGCTATTTGGAAGCGGCGGTCAAACGCCAAGGGGTTAACCCGGATTACACTTTAGATCAGGTAAAGATGTGCGTTACCAATGGGCAGTGGATGTTACTGGTAGCGTTAGATGAACATAATGAAGTGAGCGGGGCTGCAACTGTTGAATTTATTAACCGCCCTTCAAATAGGGTTGCGTTTGTATCCTATGCAGGCGGAAGGTTGATGTCCAACATGAATTCAGCGAAAAATCTAAAGGTGTTATTAAAAAGTTTTGGGGCTACGTCTATTGAATGTGCGGCAAGTGGTAGCACTGAGAGGCTGTGGCAACGTCTAGGGTTTGCTGAGAAACATAAGATTCTTGAGGTAACGATATGATTTATGACGCATTAGGTATGCTGCCTGAAAGGGCTTTCCAGCGCGATGCGCGTGGTCACATTCTGCCTCAATCTGGCGGTGGCGGATCAGGACCCAGTAGCCAAACAGTAACTCAAACCAACATCCCTGAGTACGCACGTCCATACGCGGAGGAGATGCTGGGTCAAGGCCAAGCGTTAACGGATATTAACCAAAACCCATATCAGCCTTACGACGCTCAACGGTTTGCGGGGTTTTCGCCTATGCAGGCGCAGGCGTTTCGGAGTGTTGCAAATCAGCAGGTGGCCCCTCAACTGGCTGACGCTTCTAACTTAGCTTATACCGGTGCCGCACAAGGTCTTGCTGCGCAACCTATCGCCGCAGGCCTACAACAGCAATCGGGTCAGTACGGTGGTTTAGGTGCTGGATATGGCGCACTAGGTGCGTCGACTGCCCCCCAAGCTCAACGGTATGGTGCAGCAGCTTCAGGTATTGGCTCTATTGGGGCGCGTCAAGCACAACAAGGTTTCGGTGCAGGGCAACAATACGCTCAACAAGCCACGTCCCCAGAGTCAATGCAATCTTACATGTCCCCGTATATGCAGAATGTGGTTGACCAGCAACAGCGTGAAGCCGTTAGACAATCACAAATACAACAGCAAACCACTCAATCTCAGGCCGCCCAGCAAGGTGCATTCGGTGGATCACGTTCAGCTATTTTAGAAGCAGAGCGCCAGCGTAATTTAGGTACTCAGCTCGGTGATATTCAAGCACAAGGCTCTCAACGTGCGTTTGAGCAAGCCAAACAAGCTCAACAGTTCGGTGCAGGGCTTGGCCTCCAAGGTCTACAGGCGGGTTTCCAAGGGCTACAAACGGGTATCCAAGGCCAAGAAGCTGGTATGCGCGGTATTCAGACAGGGTTGCAAGGAACTGCACAGGGTATTCAAGGCGCTCAGGTTGGGTTAGAGGGTGTCGGTCGAGCAACCGCTGCTGGTCAATACGGACTTGCTGGTGCTGATTTAGGTGTTCGCGGTGCTGGGGTGCTAGGCGGTCTAGGTGCTCAACAGTTCGAGCAAGAAATGGCTATTTCGGATGCCCAACAAAAGTTTGGTGCGTTGCAACAACAACAGCAACAACAGGGTTTGGACTTTGCTTATCAGCAAAATAGGGCTAGCCAGCAGTATCCGTACCAACAGCTCAGTTATATGTCAGACCTTTTGCGGGGCGTTCCATCAACTCAAAGCTCACAATTACAATACGCTCGACAGCCCGATCAAACCGCTCAGTTACTAGGCGCAGGACTAAGCGCGTATGGTGCGTTCGGTCGTAAGAAAGAGGGGGGTCAGGTTAAGAGTTACCAAGCGGGCGGTGCAGTGTCGCCTGACGCGATGAGCACAATGGCAGTGCAAGCATTACCTGCTAGGTTAAAGCGGTTGTCAGATTCTCAATTGGCGGCGTATGCCCGTTCGGTTAAAGATGCAATCACACTGAGTGCTGTACAAGGGGAAATGCAACGCCGTGCCCGTAGTCGTATGCCGGGTGGTGATATGCCTCAACAGACAACCGCTCAAGACATCGCAAAAAACGCAGAAGCCGCTAGTGTTGGGCAACCCCGAGTAGGTATGGCAGGTGGTGGTATTGTTGCACTGTTTCCGGGCGGCACTGTGAGTGGGAGTCCGGGGACGACTGAACAGCTTGGTATTAAGTTAGACGCTGCTCGCGCTGCATTTGACAAAGCGCAACAGCAATTTAGAAGTTACTCAGGCGTTCAGCGGCTACAAGATCCTGACGGCTTTGCCAAATCACAAAGCGAAGTTCAACAAGCGAAAGATGCTCGAGATATACTACAACAGCAATATGAACAGGAAATGTCTACCAGCCCATCAGCGCAGCCATACACGCTAGGAAGTTCTATGGCACAAGGTAGACCCACTGTAGGTATTGCTGGCGCAGAGACAGAGCCTCGATTACCCGAGGTGCAAGCACTACCACCCGGAGATCCAGAAGTAGACAGCGAAGTAGTTGATCCGATGTTGGTTGCTGCCCGCAATAAACAAGATGCTCCTACGGCTCCTACGGCTCCTACGGCTCCTACGGCTCCTACGGCTCCCACTAGGCCCTCTAGCCGTTCGCTAATGCCCAGTACGTTTGAGCAGTTTAAAGCCTCAATACCGAAAGGTGAGATGGACCCTGCACAACAGTCTATTTTGAATGATATGCAAACACGGCTAGAAGATAAGATGGGACGCGCCGAAGGTCAAGAGAATACTGCCGTCTATGACGCACTACTTACTGCCGGTCTTGCTATGATGGGTGGCACTTCACTGGCCGATGGTATAGCCCGTGCAGCTCAAACAGGTGGGGCAACTTACCTATCTGGCAAGAAAGACGCTCAGAAAGCCATTGAGACAGCGGAGGACGCAGAAATTGCTTTCCGCCAGTATGAAATGGAGCTGATGAAAGGCAACGACAAAGCAGCAGCAGATCAATTTAATAAGTTTATAGATTTAGGCATAGATTTAAAGAAAATTGATGCCACGTATGCCAATGCATCTGCCACAAAAGGCGATGCGCAGACAAACAAACTGATGACACAAGCTCGTTTAATTGAATCTCAAATTGACAGATCTACGAAAGAAGTGGCGGCTCAGCCAAAATACAAAACAAAACTTGATGCATTTACCAAACAACTGGAAACCTACGGAACGTTAGACCCCGCCGATCAAGCAAGATACAATACGCTTATGAGCGAAATCCAAGATGAAGCTTTTGAAAGAACTGGAAACTTACGATCTTCTCTTGAAGATGTTTACGGACAGATCACGGGCGACACGGGCGGTTTTAAAGTTATTGGTCAGAAAAAACCCTAACAAGGATATGTCATGGCTGTATATGAAGTAGAGGGTCCTGACGGAACCATATACGAAGTTGAGGGCCCCGATAATGCACAAGATGGTCAAGTTATTGGGGCTTTACGCCAACACCTTCAGGGACAAAAACTTCAGGGACTGCAAGCTGAAACAGAACGCCTTCGTGCTTTAGAGCAACAAGTACCAGCGCCAGCGCCTGAAACTAGTTTGTTTGGGTATGCCAAGGAAGTTCCTAAAGGGCTGGCTTCTGGCACGATAGGGCTTGCGGAAACTGCTGCTATAGGCGCATCTGCGCTTGCGCCTGACGAAATGGAGCCCGGTATACGACGGATGATTGGGGCAACTGGGGATATTTTAAAGTCCCCATTTGAGGCATCACCGGGATACGAAGATTCGTTCGTTAGAAAATTTAGCGAGGCCACTGGTTCAGTAGGGCCTTTTTTAGCTTTAGGTCCTTTTGGCGTTCCCGGCTTGGTTGCAGCGGGCGGATTAGGTGTGGCAGCAGGCGCTGGAGAAGCGCGTACTAGGGCGGAAAAAGCAGGTGCAACGCCTGAGCAAATAGAGACTGCTACTCAATTTGGAGCTGGCGTTGGAGTGACCGAAGTCTTACCTGTTGCAAAGTTTGCGCGAGCGATAAGAGCTGCTGCCACAACCAAAACGGTTAAGCGCACACCTACTGGCGAAACCATTATAGAAGCTGGCGATGATCTTAGCGACATCATTACTCGTGGACGCAGGATTCTTAGTACAGGAGGGGCAGAAGGGGTTCAAGAATTCTCCGCTGCTGTTGCTCAGAACCTTATCGCTAAAGGAATATACGATCCTGAGCAGGGTGTTTTTACCAATACAGGAGAGGACTTTGGTTACGGCGCAGGCGTTGGTGGACTAGTCCAAGGTGTTACAGACATTATTCTCAACCGTCGCCAACGACGTGGCAAGGCTCCCGACGACTCTCAGGACTCTCCCGAAGAAGGACCAAGCCCAGACGACTTAATCAATGCGGCTACAACAGACCTGCCGCCTACCGTAGGACAAGGGCAAGACCCCAGCGGATTGCAGTCTGACCTAGATATATTGGGTGGGAAAGGTACATCAGAAACTCCGTCTGGAAAATCTTTAGGTTTTACCGACATTAAATTTACAGAGCAATCGTCAGATGTGAGCGCATCATTTGTGCCAGAAGTGAGCGCGAGATTTGGCGACATGTCTGTTGGAAGAGATGGCAACTCGGTAAACTTTGCTTTTGATACTCCATTACAAGCAGGGGACCTATCAATACTTGGCTTTTCCATTAACAATAACCGAACACGGTTCAATGCTCAGTCTGCTAACTCTGGAGAGATCAGAGTGTCGTTGGATAACGACGCCATAGAAATTGACGCACCATCTAGGGGTAAGTTTGCACGTATTTTCCGTCAAAATGGCTCCGATCTTAATTCTCCAGATGAACGACAGATACGGAGGACTTTAGGAGACTCGGTAGTTGACAGTTTTTTTTCCGCCGACCCATCTAGCGTTCAATCCACGCTTACCCAGCAGATTACTGGCAGAGACTTGACGCCACAAATCAAAGGGATCAGCGATCTTTTTACAAATAAGTATGCGTCTGCCGGCAACACAGGTGGCGCTCCTTCCGTAGGGACCCCGCCGCCACCCCCACCGAGCACTAGGCTTAACACCCCGTTCGGCATCCCGGAAGGAACTATCCTTCAGAACAGAGGGAGAAGCTCGCCTGCATCTATTAAGCAGATGAACAATATAGCTAATAAGCCTGAGTACGGCAGAATTGCGTTTTCCAATTCGTTTACCGATGGTGCGCCTGTTGTGTTTGGTCAAGAGCAATTACCTGCTAACCAGATAGGCCGTTCTGGAAATATCTTTGCCTCTAACTCAGACAAGACATTTGGTATTCAATACGGTGTCATAGAAGCAGACCAGATCAGAGCAAGCAACAAGGTAGATGGCTCTACGGTGTCTGAGTATAGCGACCCAAGCGTGGGTGGATTCCGTGCAATCAATAACGGGCGTGTAGCGGGGCTGAAGGAAGGGTATACCCGTGGAAACATGGGCAAGTATAAGCAAGATTTAATCAATGATAATATGCACGGCATTGACGCCGATGTAATTCGAGGGATGAATAATCCTGTCTTGGTTAGAGTATTGCCACCTGAGCAAGTAACGCCAGACATTGCCGATGAAAGCAATGTGTCTTCAACGCTGAGCCTCAACGCGACAGAGCAGGCGAGAAACGATGCCAATCGAATTGACTTGGGCGGACTTAAGTTTAGCCCTGACGGTGGTATAAGCGCTGATACGGTGCGCGGATTTGTAGCCAGTATGCCGTTGACAGAACAGCAAAACTTAATTGACGCCAATGGTCAACCTAGCGCACAGGCATACAATCGCCTAAGAGCGGCGGTGTTCCAGAAAGCCTACCAGAACGATGGCATTGTTGCGCTTGCCGTGCAGTCGCAGGATAAAGAGGTTGCCAACATTATTAACGGCATGTCTCAGGCGGCGCCACAAATGGCCTCGCTCGACGGGCTAGGCGACTACGACATAAGAGCAAGCGTTGTGGAAGCAGCGGAAGCGGCAGTTAACGCCCGTAGGCAAGATATAAAGCTCACAGACTTACTCGGTCAGGGTAGCCTAATATCCAACAATCCAGTTGCCGATGAGGTTATCAAGTTATTTGCCAACAATCCACGGTCAGCGAAAGCTATCGGTGCAGGGTTAAAGGATATTGTGTCAGCGGTATCGGCAGAAGCCAATCTCTCTCAAGAACCTGATATGTTTGGTAACGTACCGCCACGTCGTTCGGTAGAAGAAATCATTGCTGGCTTATCGTTAGATCCAAACGCTGTAGCAGTAACTCCACCTACGGTAGCACAGATCAGCTCACAAGAGGAAAAGAGGCTGGCGTTAGAGGCGTTTGAGACAGCATTACAAAATACTATCCAACCATTTCTTGCTCAGTTTACAAACAGAACTTCAAGAATCAAACCTAAGCCATTTACGCAAGACCAGATTAAAGATCTGGCTGAGTTAGCCAGTGACGCAATTGATTTAGGGATGCCCGCCTCATTACTAGCCAATATAACAGCGGGTGGGTCAACACGAATGGTAGCTTACGCCGCTGTCACCCCCGAGACGGGCTGGCTAATGACAGGGAACACGTGGACCGAATTAAATAAAGATGAAAAACTAAGCTCTATAATTCACGAGTTAGGCCACATGGTGGACGGCCCTGACACCTCTGCTACTATACGTTCACGACAGCCCGCTTGGAATGCAGCTAATCAAGAACTCAAAGCGTGGTACAACAAAAACCCTATCGGGAATATCCTATTTTATCCTTTCTCTGTGCGGTATAAGGGTAAAGTCGAGATAAAGTCTGAATCTTTTGCACAAGCGTTTGCGTTATACTTTACCGACCCACAGGGTTTGCAGGATAATGCGCCTGAAACGTATAGACAAATACGTGAAATTGTTACAGGAATCCAAAATGATAACCAACGAACAGCTAAAGCAGGAAGCCAAGGACCGGCAATCGGTGCTGGAATCCAAGTTCAACCCTCAAGAGCTCAAGCGGATGAGACAATACAACCCGAAACTAGCACAAAGCGCCCTGCTCTCATCTCAGCTCAGAGAGGCGACGATAGAACCGTTGCCCAAGTAGAAATTGATGGCGCCCGTCTACAGGACATACAAAAAGGCGTTGAGGGAGTCCCTCAGCCAAGCGTAGAGTTCCAAAAAACTGGTATCATTTCCACCCCTCAAGATGTAGACGCTTTGCACGATGAGATTCGTGAAGCAAAAATACGTGAGTATCAGGCCATTAAGCAACGCATGGCTGCTATACAGCGTCGCTTTGTTAATAAGGAATACAAAGATACAGACAGCGCTACATACCGTCGCCTGTATCAAGCTGCAGACGATTTGAAGTTGGATATAGAAGTCAGCCGTCCGGTTAAGACGTCTCCTGAGGACTTCATGGCTCGTGCAGCAAAAGCGCTAGCAGACGGTGATATTGACCGAGATGTGTATGACGTCGTGGATCGCATGTTTAAAAAGAATCCGGCGTTCTTGGATGGGTTGCGTCTGTCCGTGAGGACCTCGGACACACAGGGTGTGGCAGGGCAATTTAATCCGCTCGCTAGAATCGTCCGCTTATTTAAGGGCACAGAAGGCGTGCTGAGTCCGGGCGTGGTTCGACATGAGCTCACCCACTCTATGGAGCAGATGATGACTCCAGAGGTGAGACAGAAGATTGTCGATAAGTGGCGCTCCGATCTGGACAAAATGGTTAAGACGGACAAGTCTGAGCAGGCACAAAAGTATTTTGATGCGGTAATGAAGTTTATTGAAAATCCTACAAATACCAATCAGAACGCCGCGATTAAAGAGTTGCCGGACTATCGTTACTATCAATATTTAAACCCGTCAGAGTACTGGGCAGTCAATGCCGAGCCGTTGATGAACTCATATCTTGGCGCCCCGTGGCAGCGGTTTAAAACGTCTCTCAGGGGTATGCTTGAGTCTATCAAGAGCGTCCTTGGGTTAGACAATAGCAGTGAGGTGTACGCGGCCTTTAAGTCTGCAATTAACGGAGAGCGTGAAGGCTCGACGATGCTGATTGACTACATCCGATCTAACGCACCGATCAACCAAATACAGCATCGGAACTATAAAGGCAATCCTGCGCCACTACCTACGTGGGAAGCACCACCAGAAACACTACTGCCCGGACAATTTGGTGGAGTAACCAAGCAATCTTTGAAGCAGAAGTTTGTGGATAAGATGGTAGACCTAGTGGATTTTGAAAAAGCAATCACCGAACAACGAGGTGAAATTAAAGACTTCATGGATGCGGCTGGAAAAGAAACGCTGTACCACGGTAAGGTCGCTCGGATAGAAGATCAATTCCTTGGGCAAGACGTGCAGCCACTATTAAAGGAAATGAAAGCCAAAAACATTACATCTCAAGAGTTTGGCGCATACGCTTTGGCGCTCCATGCTAAAGAGCGAAACGAAAAAATTGCCAAGATTAATCCTAAGTTTGGCGACGGTGGGTCGGGTATTGATACGGCTCGGGCTGAGGAATATTTAGCAAGAATGGATCCAGATAAGAAAAAGGCGCTAGAGTCCATTAACCAAAAGATCCGCAAGATTGTTGAGGGAACGCAGGACTTAGAGGTTAAGTACGGCCTTACGGATAAAGCCACAATCGACGCAGGCAGATTAGCATACCCGAACTATGTCCCTCTATTCCGTGAAGAAGTTGACTACACGGCAGGCGGTTCTGGTCTTGGACAGGGCTTGGATGTGCGTGGGGCTACATCTAAACGCGCCGTCGGATCAGCTCGTTCGGTAAAAGACATTCTGAATAGCGTGATTGAACAACGTCAGCGTGCCATTATTCGAGGTGAAAAAAACCTAGTTGGTAATGCGCTTTACGCTTTAAGTATTGCAAATCCTAACTCTACAGTGTGGTTGCCTATTAACCCAGAGGCAATTAAAGACGTCAGCGCTTTGTCAGAAGAAATGCTTGCCATGGGTCTGGATCCGAAAGACGCAGAAAACCTGATGCAGGCTCCTAAGGTGGCACAGGTTGTTCGCATGAAAGATCCTAAGACGGGCGAGTATTACGAGCAGGTGAAGTACGTGGTCAGCCCTAGCGCTAACTTTAGCGAGAATGTGATCTCCACCCGAGTGAACGGGCAAAACCGCTATGTCATCTTTAACCCAAACAACGAGCGTGCGGTTCGCTTGGTTCGCTCACTAAAGAACCTTGAGACAGAGCAGCTTGACTACCTGACTCAGAAGATGGGTAACGTAACGCGCTGGATCGCTTCTATGAGCACCCAGTACAACCCAATCTTTGGTCTGTGGAACTTTACCCGTGACCTACAGGCCGCCGCTCTAAACCTCTCTACGACTCCTTTAAAAGGCAAGCAGGCAGAGGTTTTAAGCGGTGCGTTTAAAATGATTCCACAGATGTATGCGGAATATCGCGCCTCGCGTCGCGGCGAAGAGTACACGGGTGAGGTTTCTCAGTTACTGCGAGAGTTTAGGGACGATGGCGGGCAAACAGGATACCGAGACCAATTTGCCAGAGCTGAAAAGAACGGGACAGTACTCCAGCAGCAGTTGTTAAAGCTGAATGCTGGAAATGTACGACAGACGGTTAATGCAGTGGCTAATTGGTTATCTGACTACAACGACACGCTTGAAAACGCAGTGCGACTATCTGCTTATAAAGCGGCTCGAGATATGGGGCTTTCGCGCCAGCAGTCGGCAATCATTGCTAAGAATTTGACTGTGAACTTTAACCGTAAAGGGTCAAAGACACCGGGCATCTCGGCTTGGTATGCTTTCTTTAACGCAGCCGTGCAGGGTATCGACCGCATGGTTACTACACTCAAAGGTCCTTCCGGTAAGAAAATAATTGCTGGTGGATTGGCTTTGGGTGCTGTGCAAGCGCTTGTCCTTCAGGCGTTTGACTTTGGTGAGGACGAGCCTAACGAGTTCATCAAGCAAAAGAACCTCATCATCCCTACGGGCAATGGCGGGTATCTGATGTGGCCTATGCCGTTAGGATTTAACTTCCTTCCTAACACGGGGCGTATCCTAACCGAGATGGTATTTGATGGACGCACCAAGGCTAGAGATCGAGTAGTGGATCTTATGGGCGTTATGGTTGATGCGTTTAACCCATTAGGCGGGGCTGGATTTATGCAGACCTTAACCCCAACGCCTCTTGACCCATTTATTGCTATCTCTGAAAACCGTGATGCATTTGGACGCCCAATCTCCAGAAAAAGTCAGGCTACCAATCCAAGTCCGGGATATCTGCGCTCTAGGGATAATTCTAACGAGTTCAGCAAATTATTTGCCGAGGCACTAAATTCTATGTCCGGCGGAACGGAGTTTACCGAAGGCGTGGTAAGCCCTACTGCAGATGATATTGACTATGTGGTTGGGCAGTATCTAGGTGGCGTCGGTCGAGAAGTACAAAAGATATACCAGCTTGGCAAGAGCCAAGCCACTGGTGAAGACGTCGAACAGTTCCGTGTGCCTATACTGGGCAAGTTGTACGGGGAAACAACGTCTCCAGCAGCGATTGCTAGCAACTTCTATCGCACTATTATTCGCATGTCTGAGCATGAAAGTGAAATTAAAGGACGTGCTGGGAAGAGGGAGTCAACCGAGGCTTACGTTACGGCTAACCCAGAATCACGCTTATACGGCGCGGCAAATAGAGTAGAAAACCACGTCTCTCAATTAAACCGATCAATACGGGAAATGCGGAAAGCGGATTCAAAAGATATTAGAATCAAACTTCTGGAAGACCGTAAAGCAGAGGTTATGCAGATGTTCTTGGACCGGCTGAACGAGCAATTTCCAAATCAATAATTAGTTCGTCCTCGGAGTGACCGTGATAGCGTGTTAGATAAAACAGCATCGCGGCCTCCGTGTTTGGACATTTCTTGGTTTGCAATAGCAATCTAACAGCGCACCCAGTACACCCCTTGTGGTAAATATACCCAGAGCAAGCGTGTTCTGGGGTGGTCATTTTACCGTTAGCCTGTCGCTCTCAAACAGCCACGTCATGGTTTTCAGATGCGCACCTAACCATAACTCTCTGCGTTCTTGGCGGTCTAGTTTGGCGCCTTGGTCTAGCTCGTGGTGGCACCTAAAACACAACGCTGCAATCTTGTGGTCATGCGCCTTTATACCCCTGCCTTTGCCATCAGACAGGCTGTTGCTATGAGCGGCAACTACAGTCCCGTCCTGAGCACCACAGTTCATACAAGGGGCGTCCCTGACGGCCTCAAGTAGCTTCTTGTTTCTGTACACGCGACTTCCTTTTTTTAACGCCTACGATGCCCATTTCGGTGCCTTCTGGGTCAATATACTTTGCCTCTAATAAATCATCAGCATATTTGTAGGACTCTTGAGCCAATAGGGTTCCTCTCTCGCCGGATGCTAGCAGGCCAATCATAGCCAAGCCAGCAGCAAGATCTCTCCATTGTGGGTCTGTCATTTCATAGCCCCGTTAGATTTTCTGGGAAACGAACGGTTCTTGCTGGGTGCCTCTAGCGTTACACCGTCCCCGTTAGACCCGCCCTTAGACAAGGCTTTTTTGTGAGCCACATCCTTACCGGCGCGGCTTACACCTTTCTTGTCTAATTCCCTACGAGCCCGCTGTCGTTCCATCCTATTCTCATGCTCACCCCGTTCCTTTTGTTGCTCAAATTCCTTCTTGTACGGGCGTGGTTTCTTGGTGTATGGCATTTACTTCTCCAGATCGTTAAGTATGCCCGCCACTATTTGACCAATGGTTTTTGAGTTAAGGGCAATAGGTTTAAGCTCACTGTTAGAGTTTACTTTTTTTACGGCGTCTTTAAGAGCTTTGTTGTATCCAGATAGATACTGATCGTTGCCTTCTAGGAAAGAACAAATAGCGTCTCTAATCACAGCAGACGCCTTACGTTTCTTAGCGTAAACCCTTAGACTGTCGTAATGCTCTTCGGGTAAATACACCGTGTATGGAATTAGTTTGCTCGCCATGATTCAAATTTATCCTTAAGGTTATTAAATAACAGACGGGCTTCTGAATCGGTTTTTAGTTCTTTTCTGGATTCCACTCCTAAAAAGTAAATCAACCATTCCACACATGCTGATTCGGTCTTGTCTTTAAGCCATTCATTCTCATGTAGCCAGTCCCAGAACTCTGGGTCTCTGCATAGCATCCCGGACATTTTAACGGCGGTATCACCCGGGAATTTTTCGGTTCTGTTCATGGGCATCTCGTCGTCTCCGACGCGAACCATTACAACCATATACCGAGAGCCAACGAAGTCTCTCATTAAGTCGTCGGGCAAGTCGTCGGGGTGTACGCTGAGTGTCAGCATATACCCCTCCTTTGACTGTCTCAGCCCAGCCTTTACAGATTCAAATTGGATTGTGTCCATGGTTTACCCTTAGAAAGGAATATCTCCGTCATCAACTGGCGAAGCGGGTCTTTCTTCTTTTTTGTATGGCATTCCTGCCTTGAGAGAAAGAAACTTCCTGCCGTCGTACTCTTTCGTCCAAGCGCCAATCTCAATCTCAACCAGCCCACCGCTGGATTGGTTAATCATCTCTTGTAGTAGCTCTGGGTCCATTTTGATAGAGCCCCGCAAGTTGGGCGCGTTATCGCTCTTGCGCTCTTTTGGGGGCCATAGTGAACCTGAATTTGGGTATTCCATTTTTTTGCTCCTTAGTTAAAAAAACCTGCCACAACGTAACTAACCATTTTTTTCCTAACACCGACTGCGATGCCTTAACCTGCCGGTCCATTAGTTGCCAATCCCTGACTGCCAATCCCCTCCGCACCGCACCTCTCCTGTCCCCGCCTTGTCTGCGTTGCCTTTGCTACCCTGCAAATCCGAGCCCCACCTATGCTGCCTGTCCCATCCATTCCGTTCCTCTCCATTCCATGTCTGCCTGTCCTGTCCCATCCATTCCGTTCCTCTCCATTCCCTGTCTGCCAGACCCAGCCTTACCATTCCCGACCCCGCCTTGTCTGCCACGCCTCAACAGACCTTTCCGCGCCCATCCATGTCTGCCTTTGCTTTCCACGTATGGCCTCGCCTCGCCTGCCTATGCCACAGCTCTTGCTTTTAATAACTGCAAAGTAATTAACACATCATCTAACTCTGGGGAAATGCCCAGCGCCATTGCTACAGATCTTGCCCTATACAGAGAGGCCATTGCGCTAGCAAATTCTCGTGCGGCGACTTCTCTGGCCTTATCCCTATCTTGACTAACGGAAGTAATGGAAATGTATCCTTGCTGGCCCGCCTCCATATCAGGGTCTCTGACGTAATAGACCGCCGATACAGAAGTGTGGTCATGCTTGATAACAATCTTCACGCTGGTGATGATCTGACGCGCCCTGTCCATCCAATTGCGTTCTGCTGATCGTTCTAAGTTCCAATCAAACAAGTTATGCAGTGGACTTTCAGGGATACGAGCGTCCTTGACCACATCGGAAGGGCGTAACACCCCTCCGTGTGAATCCTCAATCATCTTTAACCGCTCGATGACCGCTTGTTTCATGCAGCCACCTTCATCCCTCGGCGCTGTGCTTCTGTCCCATACCAAGACAGCAGATCAGACGTTTCCTTGTCGTGCGCCACTGGATTTTCAAAAGCGGCTATCTGCTCCTTACGTCCCATGGTGGAGGTGATGCGCACAAAGTCTGGGTCATCCTCGGATACCAACTTAAATGATCCATAATTGCCGGAACCCTTTTCCTGTCGCCAGTCTCCCACACCGGACTGAAACCCTGCCGCTGCCAGTAAGTTTGCAACGGACTGCTCGTTAATAATTGGCTTAAGGAAGTCGATGCGGATACGGCAAGCCCACTCAGGGATAATGGCTCGTGTACGTACATCAGGTGTACGGTTAATATCTGCCGAACGGGTAATTGCCATAAACAAATTAGGCACTCCCCATACTGGCAACATCTCTCCGTGGACATACACCAGCCTGCCGATCTGTGCTTTCTTTGCGCCCGGCACATCTAGCGCTGCCGTCCTCATAGCGCCCTTAAACGACGTTGGCAAAATACCAATCAGCGTAGGAGCGGACTCGTCAATAATCTGATACGGCGAATCCCTAAACTCTTGAATAGGATCGTGCTTCATGGACGCGGCTTTCTCTGCTGTGGTTTTGCGTCCCCTCGGCGCCAGCAGTTCGCGCATTGCCTTTTCGCTCATGCGATTGCAAACTAATGGGGATAGACCAAGGATACAAAACTCCATTCTTCCCTTGTTCACTTCAAGAATAGTGACTGCCTCTGACTTAATCATGCTTGCTCTCCAAACTTAGATTTGTAAGTGGCGAAAACCGCCATAAGATCATCGTAGGTATCCTTATCCTCGACCCTCAGCTTATCAAACAGGGCACGGTTTACCTTGAAGATCTCTACCACGCTATCCTTGGATTTAGCAAACTCCAAGGCTTTAGATGCTCCCAGCACAACAGACTCTGGGAACTTAGCCTCGGGGTCAATCGTAATGGCCCAAGGCGTATCAGGTGATGCAAGTTTCGGTGCTGCGGGTTTGGCTTTCGGTGCTTCGGGTTTGGCGTCCGAAGATCCCAAGGTAGCGTCCAGCACGTCATGCTCCACAATTTCCAGCGCAGTAACCCACAAGTAACGACGGATGTAGGTTTGCACTGCTCCTAGGTTTTGGACTTCGTGACAGCCCTTTAAAGCAGCCGTAGACATAGGCGACGTAATGGTCAGTTCTGTGCTTGTCTCAATGTCCGTTACCGTCAACGTGGCAATATCTGGGGCGTAAGACACTACACCGCAAAGACCAAGCTCCGCAAAAATACTCTGTATGGCGGGAATAAAATCGCCCAACTCAAAATATTTGTATCCGGCAAACTTGTTGTGACCCGACTTTGATAGCTGAGTGTTCTGCAGACGCACCCTCGCTTCCATAAGTTTTTTATGCACGCTCATTCCAATTCTCCCTGTGTCCATAATATGTAATCGTATGCAGTGTCGCTTGCTAATTTAAACAACCCAATGCGGCACTTTGTTTTGTCTTCGGTAATTCTCAAGGATTGCTGGACATCCTTAGACTCCAGTAGTTTTAAAAATACGTCCCATGCAAGTTCGTCTTTGGTTCTCATTGCTCTCTCCCATACTCAGCCCATTGGCTGCAAAATTGGTTGACTGGGCAATAACTCTTACACCGAGTTCGTTCGCCCGGACGAAACTCGATTACGTACTCTTTACCAAGAGCGTCAGCTTTTTCTTTGGCATCCTCCTCGGAATAACATACCGTGGTGGCTCGCACGTTCTTAGGCTTTTTGATTGCCCATGAGGACGGCTTCTCCCACATTTCCGACGGCGAACACTCAGGCAGATCATCCTTCAGTGTGGCGCACAAGTGGGCATCAGCATGTAGGTGCAACCTTGTACGTACAAACGCCTCTCTGTCTGCAAGACTCCACAACGGGATCTCGATAGAAACAATAGGTGCTCGCGGATACCCTTCCTTGGATTCGGCCTCACGGCGCGTCCAATCACGGATAATAGCAATGATCTCCAATCCCGTAATAGGGACTTGCTTTACGTGCTCAATGAGCCAAGCGTAGATGTTCAGTTGCTCCGACCATGAGGGCTTTTCATTCATGACCGCCCATGCGCTGGTAGTTTTGTAGTCCGAAACTAAGATGCCTTGCTCGGTAACGGTCTGAAGGTCTACAGCGCCCGACAGGTGCCACCCATCAATCTCGGCATGTATGCGCTCCTCAATAATATGATTGTCGGCTTTACCGTGCTCTAGTAGCCCGTGAACAGCACCGCCAAACAAAGACCAAACCATTTCGGATGCGTCTTGCTCTAAAGAATCAGCATGGGCTCTCTTAAGCTGTGACAGTCGTGGGCTGTCAATCAATTCAGTTACCGAAAGGTTAGCGCCGCCCTTAGAATACGTTGGACGCTTCAGAGCATTGACGATCGTTTCTGGCAAGCCGTGCTTGTTTGTGATTTTCATTTGTTTCCCTCATTGCGTTTGCTACTTCAAAAAATGCCGTGTCTCCTGTGGCCTGCGCTTGTCTCTCCAGCTCTATAGCGCATTGCTCTATACACTCTCTCCAAGCATCGTTCCATACATACCAAGGCGTGTCATCTTCAAACGTTACGCCCTTGTATCTCTCGTGGAACTTATTTGTTGCGGTCTCCATAGTCACCCCTCAGTGATTCCGTGCTTTTAATTAAATCATCGGCAAGTTTGCGAACTGTTTCTGCGTACTGTGCTGATGCGTCATACTGCATTTTTAAAACTGACTTGCGATATTCCTTGATTGATTGGTCTAACGTCACTAAAATCTGCGAGTAGTCCATGTGTTTTCTCTTTTTTTAAAGTCTGTGGTTGAATCATAACTCATGCATTTATAGGTTGTCAAGTGTCTTCTCCAACTCAAAGATCATTAAAGTACATGCGTGACCAAGGCTACTATGCCGAAGTCGTTGAGAAATACAATTCTTTTACCAAACGACGTAATGATTTCGCTGGGTTTTTAGACATTCTTTGCCTAGGTGAAGGCGAGGTTGTTGGTGTTCAAACCACGAGCTACAGTAATATGTCTGCCAGAGCAAAGAAGATACGCGAACACGAGAATTTAGAGGTGGTGCGTAAGGCTGGGATTCGGATACTGGTGCATGGCTGGGTAAAAAGAAACAACCGTTGGGAAGTGAAAGAGATTGTGATATAGTAGAGGCGTTGGTTCAGAGACCGACTTTCATATAGTGTTCCTCTTGCCCCTCGCTTAACCCGAGGGGTTTTTTCTTGAAGTCTCGAAATTTGTGTGATATATTTCCTTATCGGCTCTCTCCCCGATGGCAACACTCCCTCACGTTGCTACTGCCCCCGGCTAATCCCGGGGGCTTTTTATTGGGGTTTACACTGAGGCCAACCTTTACAATGTAAATGTACAGATGTGCTTATGAATTAGAAAGCATATCTGGAGTGATGGTTATCTTTGCCACTTGCCCGTACCGTTTGTGGTACGTGATGGCTGACACTTGCCGTTCTGCTATCCATCCTCCACGAGAGGCGTAGGCGTCTCTGGCAGCTAGTGTAGGGTGCTGCACCACAGTCATTCCGCTATGCTCTTTCTCTTCTACGTGGTGACGGTGCCCTGAGTGACAGTACCGCTTTTCCGTGTCCCCCCAGACCCTAGCGAACTGCGCCGCAAACAAGAGCGGCAATTGGTCGTTCTTCTTCAGGTGCCCATGGTGGAAGGCGATCATGGTTAAGCCGTGCTGGTACACGTAGTAGGGCATCTCTGAGTCGATTACCTCTACCCTTGGTTCTTTCTCGTACAAGGCGTTAAACATGGTTCTAAGCCATATTGAGGACGATATATCGTGGTTACCCTCAGCCATTAGGACGACCACCTTGTCATGGCGTTTTAGAGCAAAGTCCACAAGATGGCGCAGGATTCTCACTGATGCTTGAACGATCTTAGAAAACCTACCGTCTTGGTCTAGGATGTTATGGGATGTCGGGGTGACAGGAAGTATGCCGTCTGAATGAAGCCAATCGCCAAGCTGAGCCACAACACCTACGGAGGCTTTTGGAGAAGACAGCACCATTTGCTCAAAGCAGCCAATTAAGACCCTCTCAGCAATCTTGAGATCCCAATCATCGCCACTTTCTTTGTGCCACGCCAACATTCCGACATGGCAGTCCGTCATTACGTATAGGTTGCAAAGGTCAGTGACTGAGACTTTGGGGGCGGAAGAAGGCTTTACTTTTGGCAGATCCTCCGCCATAGCCTCAAACGCCTCGCGCATTAATTGATCTCGTTGCTGCTGATCGAGGCTGGATTTAACCCACTGCGCTTGGGGTTTGCCGTCCTCGTTGTAATAGGTTGAGACACCCTTCACAACGTAACCTGCTGGCACCGTGCGAGTCATGTCGTGCTCTGGGCTATAACCTTCTGTTGCGGCTTTGTGTTTTACTCTCGATAAAGCCTTGCTGACCATTGAGCTGTCTACACCTAATGCTTTGGCGGCGGCGGCAAGTGAACCGTGGTCTATGATTGCTTGGAGCTTCTCGGCTTGCTTTCCTGTAGTCCATTTAAAAAGCTCTGGGTCTACGTGGTCAATCGCCTTGGGCATAATCCCTCCTGATTTTGGCTCTACAGCAAGAACCTTTGTGTTGCAACCAATGAATATAAAGCATTTTGTTTAAAAAAGTAAGCCAACCCATTAATTTCTTAGGTTTTTTGCCTTTAAATACAGTAAAACCGTCACTCACAGGCAAAATTTAAAACAACCAATTGTGCAAGAACTGGTATCAAATTGTAACGCACGACAAAAATCATTTGCATGGCAATTATATGTGTTGTACCATATGCTTGTTGCTAGCAAAGGTGATAGAGACCATTTAGGTCTATTCCCTACCACTGAGCGCCAATTTAGTGGATTTGCTAGGGGATAGAACCTAAGTGGTTTTATTTTTGCGCAACCGTTATAAGGGTCTATCGGGAAAGGCATCAGACCAAGGGTTAAGGAAGCGAGTAAGTGTTACGTGTCATGGCGGCAACGAAAGTGTAGTTCCTGCGGAGCAGTGCCACTACAGTTCTGACTTATAACGTATTCCGGACAGAAGACTCCCAGACCGGACGCCTTGGGAATGAGTGACGCAAGACTAGCTGCCTTGGATGGCAACACCAGCCCAGTTCTTCAATGAAACGGTACACGGTGGTAAATGTAGCGTTGCCTCTCGGTGAGGTTGTTAGGGAAAGCGGCATGTTGAGCCGTTACATCGAGAGATAGGTCGTTGCGAACAACTTAAGACGACACCTGCTTAACCGCAGTAAATCATTAGGTGGCTCATCTTGAGTCCGTAAGGCAATGCTTTACCTGCTTAAACCGCATCCATATAAAAACGGTTCCAAACTTGCCGGGCTGAGCCAACACGTAGCAGTGTTAGCTGTACAAAATTACAGTATTGCTTAAATCCGGTTGCTGTTTTAGAATTATCGTTCTTTTGGAGAGAAACAATGAAACTTGAATTAACAAAAATAAGATTAGACGGGAACACACAACCTAGAGTGTCCCTAAATGAGGAAGTGGTTGCCGAGTACGCTGAGGCGGTGATGCAGGGTTCGGCGTTTCCGGCGGTGACGGTTTTCCATGATGGGTCGGACTACTGGCTTGCAGATGGATTCCACCGGTTCTTCGCACACAAGCGGGCTAAACACACAGAGATAGAAACCAACGTGCGCACAGGGACGCTTAGAGATGCGCTACTGTTCTCGGTTGGTGCTAACGACAAGCACGGATTACGCCGTTCTAACGAAGACAAGCGCCGCGCAGTGCTGATCCTCTTAAACGATCCCGAATGGTCGGAGTGGTC